CAATCTTTCTTGGTTGGTGGCAACAGATGATTTAAGGTCAGTCAGATCTTTCGTGATATGCAATACGTTGTTGGACGTGGTTGTAATCAGCGAGATCATTTCCTGTGTTGCTGACGGTGCCATCAGTCGTGCCTCCAAGAAAGTCCGTTGAATAGATCTCTTCGAGTTCCCCACTGCCCGAAGTACCGATGCTTGTACAAGACAAGCCGAAGGGGCGCTAAAAGGCGTGCGTTCCCTTCACCACCTCGATCCCGGTCTTCTCACCATGGACCGTCCCATGAATACGCATAAAGCGAATTCCACATCACCAACCGACGCCTGCGGTAAACCTATCCAACAGACTTAATGATTGTAACTTAAATGCGCAAATAAGAAAACGCACTAGACCGGTTCTATATTCTCACGCACCACATCAGCCATTTCCTGCTTAATTATTCCATCCACGTTTTGGCTTATCCAATAATTTTCCGTAGGAACGTCGTAAGTAAATGCGTGTCCGTCGGAGCCTTCTATGTCCACGCTTATGCCATTCCATTTAAAGGCAGACAACATGTTTACTACCGTCTCTTTATTTTCTTGCAACCACGCGGAAGTACGCGTGCCTTTTGATGCAACTGATAATTGCCTGTAATAGTCAAAAGGCTTGATGTGTCCGGAGAAATGAATCCCTGCAACGAAAAGCAGTTCCTTTGTGCGCAGTAAATTGAATTTGATTGTGTTGAAATTATTGGCGAAGTAATTAACTATCTGTCCTGAAGGATATTGTCTGATCGTTGCATCCAATGGTGGCAACATGTCCCTAGCCATAATTAATGACGGAGAACAACATCTTTGCTGGGCAGGTGACGTAGGATCAGCTAATAAAAAGTCCACAATAAACAGTTCGTTGGAATCGTGGTAATGGTATGCGGCGTGAGCCAGTACCGTTGCACCTGTCTGCCCTAAGCGTAATTGCCCTTCCATCTGCACAGCCAAGCGTGTGGGGGCACTCAAGTTGTCGTCATCCCACAAAGCCACATAATCTCCACGCGCAACGGCCAAGCCCTGCAACAAGCCGTCTAAAGCCTGCCTCGTGTGGGGCCTGAGTATGACCTTAATGTTTTGGTCGTCACACTGAGGATTATTGGTGACAAATGCTTGAATGCGTAATGCGTGCTTGGGGTCGTGCGTGATAATGATCAATTCTTTGCGCAAATAAGTTTGAGCACAATAATTGAAAATAGCGCGCTGAAGATGTGGAAAGCGAATTGGTAACGTCGGACAAATACATGACACCAATGTCATAAATCCACCCCAATAGAATTGTCGGCAATTGATTGAATCAAATCTAATTCAGTTTTATTGGTTACGTTTAACGTTTCTATTAACTGCACAGGTACACGCATTCTTTTATCCGTCAGTTGCACACAAAACGTATTTTCCGAGAAATCAAAAGAAGAATCAAAGGCAAGTACGTTTTCTAACCAATATCCCGAACGCGTTAAACGTACGGCACCACTATGAAAATCACTGTAGCCATCAAACTCTCTTACAAGTAATGACACTTTCCCATTGCGCGCCACTATGTTGTGTATGCAATGTTCAATGGAATTAGCCGTTAAGAAAGGCGTGACAGGTTTCCACACAAAGTATTTTTCATAATTAGTCGCCACATTGATTGCGCCACATGCTTCATAGAAACTCATGTTGGCAGGAATAATGTCAATCAGAAACTGGTGTTGAGGGAAAATCTTTTCGATTAAGCGCTTATTCAATTTGTCATGAATTGCTGAGCTTGTCACGATTGCCACATTGTTGCTTATGTTGCGTACATGGGCAAAGGCTGACGCCATACGCGCTAAAGCCGTAGATGCCACAGACGGGAATAAATCACGCTGGTAGTCTAAGGAATCAAGATAAAGAACAGATGTGGCACGCATTAAAATAAGTCTCTTGCTTGAATATCCCGGCGAACATCTTCAGGAAGCTCTGCCAGTACTTTGTTTAATTGGAACACGCGGTCAACAATTGTTTTGTTGGGTAAACGAAATACCGTGGGATAATGCCGAGAAGATGGTAACTCAAGAAATGACAATACTTCAGTCAATACATTATCAAAGTTAAAGTACAAATCGTGATAATTGATTTTGCACATATCTCCGCTTACTTGATTTATTCTGTCTCGTGTTGCCATGTGTTCTTGTACAAAATCCGTCACTTCTTCTACGTCTAACCAGATACGGGGAGGTATAACGGTTTTTAGTTTTCTTGTGCGCTGACAATACACATTTGTTTTTTCAGCTTGCTTCTTAGATACGTAACACATGAGGGGATTACGTTCGACATGAATTACGCAAAAATCACCTTCATTGGTTGACTCTTTGAGTAAATCGAAAAGATCGTGTTTGCGCAGTTCGTCGTACGTTATGCGAATGCCGATTGTTTTTTCACCGCGTACTGGTCGATCAAATATGCGGTTTTTTAAAAAGTAATGCGCGCTATTCTCTTCGGGATCAAAAGGCATGCCTCGATGTTCAAAATAAGAACGATATGCTTTAGTTCGCGTCGCAGTGTCAGCATTCAATAAGTGCATATGCATTGCTAAAGATGGGACCGCAGCTAACGCAGTGTGCAACGGAAACGTACCTGCCCGAACATCGCCCACAAGAACGAAGTTCAGGCATTGAATTTTTTCAATCAAGCCGTGGCTAATTTTTGGTTCAGCCGGCACAGGTTGTCTCACGTGGGGACCGGCACCACATTGGATGCTGACGGGGTTAATTCGTCGCTAGGTATTTTATACCCGAAACTAACTAGAATTTCTTTTAAGCGTTGCACCATGGCAGCACTTGGTAAAGAAATCGAATTACTTTCGTGTTTGCCGTGCATGAATATTTCCGGCCTCGTAATATTGAGTCCGTGATGAACCGCAACCATGTACATACAGTAAGGGAACGCAACGTTATTAACCAATACCGTCTTGTCTACCCAATACTTACGGTAGAAGTTTTCATCTTCAAGCGTATCTGTGGAATATCGTTGGTCTGTCTTTGGGAAAATCAACGTACTGGGATGGCCGTATGACGTACGCAAAAAGGCAGATGGCATGAAAGGCATATTGTCTTGATTTGACTTTAAACGCAACAGTACTTGAGTAGACAACATGATGGCTTTGCCGGGCTCTGCAAAACCCATCTGATATGCCAACAGATGTGGATCTCGGTAATCATCGTCATCCCATTGCGCAATCCACGCCTTGGTCGCTCTATCGATTCCAATGTTGCGCATTGCTCCCACAGACAGATCTGTTTGCTTTACTGAAATTTCGTGCAGCGATGGATGTTCTGAATCAAGCAACGCAGTACCCGTAGCATTAACAATCACCAATTCCTTGTCAGGGTAACGTTGCTGCAAGAACCTATTGATGCACGCTCTAGCCATGGTGCGCCGTCGTGGATCAGCAACAGGCATGATGCAAGAAACACCGTAGCTGGACGCAGGTGTCGCAGCTACGGTTGTTGGCGCAAAGTTAGAACTAGGAGGTACAGGCAAACCTTTGGACAAGGCCTCTAACTGCTCTCTTGTCGCATTGGGGAACATGTCAAACATGCTAAGAGTCGCTTTACTCGAAACAATCTGCCCGGCCATAAAACCTCCTAATTTTAAAAGCTACGTCAAATTAAACAAAAGCAGGCGAGTCCTTGTCAATATATGTTCCGTTAAGTTCGGGAGACTGTGGATATTGCCAGCTAGGCAGCCGTTCACGAATGGCTTTGTATAGTTCGTAATAGGTGCCTGTGAAGTTGGCATTCAACACATCGAGTGCCGCGCGCGAAAATGCACCATTAGGTCTGCCGTTGAAACGGGCGTCACATGAGTATTCGGCATCACCACATCCAGAAAAATGGATAAAACCTTTAACAGGTTGATCTCCAAAAGATGTAGGGGAAAACCTTTGAGCAATTTGAGCATTGTTTAAATCTTTTTGATCCGTAAAAATGTTGGCCGGAGGTATGTATCGGATGTGAGATACATATGACTCTGAGCCTTGCTGATTTCCGGCAAACCTAAACACAGTACCTGAGTGACAAGCGTCTGTGATAAACACAAGCTGCGCTCCGGGTTTGATTTCAACCCAGCATTCAGCCAGTTCGTCGTCTACAAGCAAACGATCGGCAGACATGTCATAGGGACAGAGACATTCATCACGGCCGTCTACTTCATCTCCCTGCATGTCGGGGATCCATGTACCGTGGCCTGCAAAGAAAACAACGCCCTTATCTCCCGGTTGTAACGACTGCACCAGTGTACGGATACCTGTGTATATTGCAGCCTTCGTAGCCGCTGAATCTAATAGTGTGGCAGTTGCGTAACCACGTATCGTTAGAAACTTAGCCCAATCCAACGCATCATTAACACATCCGGCCAATGGTGCGGATGCATAAGAGTTGATACCAATGCACAATGCTTTTTTCATGGAAACACTCCTTAGTTATGCACAAACAAGGTAGCGTCCAATTTTCGAGCACGTTTTGCAGACGCAACCAGTGCTTCAATGTAAACCCCATCGCCGGAAAATGAGAAATCTGTCCATGGTACTTTGGCAATTAAATCTCGAGATGCCATGAAACAACCTAGATCAATACGGCCTTTTTTAGGAGTCGTCAGGAACGGTTGCCATAGTCTGTGACTGTGTACCATGTCGCAGTACATGAAATCACTTTTGGTACCTACGGCTTCAGCAAGCATCCATTCAAGAAACACAGGCATGTAATAATTGTCGTCGTTAGTGAAAACAATGTACTCAGGTTGTTGCACGGTACTAGGTGAACCCTTGTACGTGAACGGAGCTAAAGCCTGTTCTCTTCTGTGAGGATGCCCGTGTTGTTTAGTGCGATTAGGCGTGCAAATAAAATCAATACGCGGATCGAGAGTAATGTGGTTGGCAGGCAAGGCACTATCGACAGGGCCGTCATGCACGATCTTGACCGACCAGTTAGGATATGTCTGAGCCACAATTGAAGACAGGAAACACATCAACGCGTCTTGGCGCCTTGAGTCGTCGTTAAGGTACGACGCAACGACGATTCCAACTGTGGGACCATCTTTCAGTTTGGTCTTCCAGTAGCGCATATGTCATCCCTGCCCTTAAAACGTTTGGCAATCTCTAGGCAGGATAGACAGTAACAACCTGTATGTCCAAACCATTTTTAGGAATATGATCTATTGGCACTAACGGCAACCCAACATATTTTCCTTCACGGTTAATTTGTTCAACCAATGAGCGGCACCCAAAGTCCGTACGATTAATGTAATAATCGTCCATCAAAAATACATTTTCGGTTGCAATCAAATGTTCCAAATTCTTAAAATCTGACGCAATAGTTTCAAGGCTATGCCCGCCGTCAATGAAAATAAAGTTTGGTTTGAGCGAGGCTGGATCTTCTTTCCACGCCTTAAGCGTTTCCTGTGTATTACCTTTAAACAACTGCGCTCCCTTAAACCTTGCGCCATATTTTTTGCCGACAGTTTTTTGAAACACATCTTGTACCGCAGCAGTAGCCGCAGGCAGAGTACTTTTAGAGAACTCAGCTTTTGACATGTCAAGCGTCATATCTTCAAACAAATCAAAGCCAATATATGACGCTGTTTTGTTTGACCCGGCACTTAAAAAATAGTCCAGCATATTAGCGGCACGGACGCCGTTAAATGTACCAACTTCCAAGTACACGAAATTAGCTGTACGTGCAGCTAAATCATCAAGCTTGCGCAACAAATTTACATAACGACCGGCAAACATGGGGAACTCCTATATGTGTTTATTTACTCGTATTCGGCGCAGTTCTAAGATAAGTACTTGTATCTTCGGGAGGCGGTAACCACGGTAAATTGAATTCAGTAAGAAGTCGTTTGTAATCTTCCTCGCCGTGTACCGCACCGATAAACGGACTTAGCGTAAACGTATTAATGCCACCTTGCCGCAAAATATTACGTATTTTGGCTGTACCCTGCCTGTACTCTTTGTAAACATCTTTGGGCGCTAATCCGTGAAACTTAACATGCTGATCGTGTCCGTGGTGTTCGCCGGCAAGATCTGTCATGTCTACACCGACTAAAAAAATGTTCTTGGCACCCATCAACATTGCCATATGCATAGCTGTCTGTTGCACGCCGCACTCGATAAATAATGTATGTTCTTTAGGCGTGTAAAACAAATCGTAATTTTTTTGCTCTGTGACAAAAACGTAATACTCAGGGTCGTCGTATTTTAAATGACGCATCGGTGTTTTTTTCTTAACAATCCATTGTGTGTGATTACGCGTGCGTGTCTTGTTGTACAGCTTAAGCAATTCTGGATGCACCGTAATGCTGTACGTCAAAGTCCTATAGCGCCACGCCTGATTTAATCCAAGCGTAATCTTGCCGTCTAAAATCTCTAAAGGGAATACGCGCATGCTGGGGCCTGTGCCCACAATGTAAATATCCTGACCTTTGTGTTTGTTGTATAAATCAGCAATGTGCATGATTAAAAGATTCCTAACTTGCGGCCGTGCCTGCCTTTGTCGTGCGTGATGTAACCACGCAACGCACTGTTCTCGACAACATCTGCGTTGCCGGTAACAGCTTCGGCAAGATCCACAGCACTGACACCGGGATCCAACAAAACCCTCTGAAGTTGCATACTGTCGTCCCAGCGATCTTCTTGTCTAAAGTCGCCGGACGTATAACGAGCAATCAACTTTTCCAACAAAGCTTCGCCGTTGCCTTTAAGATTAAAACCGAAGACACCTGTTTCCATGACAGGCCGTTTGTTCTTAAGGTAAAACGCGTCTTTACCATTAAACCAACTATCAATGACTTGAGAAGAAACACTTGAAGTAAATACACAGTCGGCATCAATCCACAAGATGCTGGAATACTGCGTGTGCGTTTTGTGTCTCGCCAAGGCCACACGCAAAGTCACAATCTTACGAAACCAGCGCGCGGCATTGTAATTAAACCACGCGGCAGGACACTTAGGCTTATGGCTTTTACTGTTAGGGCCGTGAGGTCCCTTAGGGCACTTACACGCATTGTCAGATTTGCCACCGAATTGAATCGGAACGATGTCACTGTTTTTGTCTAACCACTGTTTAAGGAAATCATCGGCCAATACGTTGTGGTGCTGAAACAACGGCGACAAAGGTAACTGTTGGTAGTTAACATGTTCCAGACCCAACAGAAAATCAAAAGCGTTCTCGTTCTGTAAATAAGACTGCACCAACGGAATACCACTCTGATGTAGTATTCGGTCAGAGAAAGAAGTAACCCACAGCGGTTTAGGTCCAGCCATGATTACAATCCTTTGATGTGCTCGAGATAAATAGGATGCAGCCCATTCGTGTTGCGCCAGTCTTCCTTAACGTTGAACTTGGCAACAGCATCTTTAACCTCGGTCTCTGTAATAACTGCATTACGGTAGGCATGCTTAAATTCTTCTATCCACAAATACGCTAAGGGATGATCAGGTTTGTACCAAGGCTGTTCTGGCTCTTTGGTGTAATGCAACAATGCCGTGGTGTTGGGATTGTAAACGTTTAAATGATTCCATTCGATTGGTAAGATTCCCGGGGCAGGTTGCATCCACTTAGCGTGCATAAAATCGGCATATGCTTGTTTGGTTGGATTTTTCTTTAGCCAATCAAACATGTAACGGCGGCTCCATTCAAAATAATTCTTGGCCTTAAGACAATCAATCACCATGACGGATGACTGTGGCCATGGCTTAGGATTGAATTTATCTGGTTGATATGTCATAGCTGCTGAGGTCTTATCCCTCATAGCCTCAATGCCCATCTGCAACAAGCCTGCAATGTCTTTGAAAACAATCTGATCAGCATCCAGATAGATAGCGTGCCCTTGCCAGTTACACGCTTCGGGAATCATCCATCTGCGTAACGAGAAACCTGTGCCGACTTGAATACCTTCTGTTGCGTATTCCCATTCAGCGCCAATCATAGGTGTGAACGTGACAATCGATGCTGTGCGGCGCTGAATGGAGTGTTGAAGAACTTTGCGCGCTATTTCGGTCTTAGGCTCGGTGCCAATAAACACCTTGATATCTGGCATGCGCATTCTCCGTGGTTAAAGCGCATTTTACAATTTAACTATGCGAACGCCAGATGACTTTATGGTTTTTTCAAACTCGTCAAACTGTATATCAAACGAACTGCGACCATTGGATAAACGGTCTTTGGTGTCAAATGCCGGGTTGTAACGCGTGCCGCCATCAACGCCTAATGTGTAAATTTCTTCTGTGTGCCCTGCGGCTACCAACAGATTGATTGCAGCTACGGCACTGAAATACCTAACTCTTATTACTGGGTAATCGGGATTAGGTTTCAAAGAACTGGTGGTGCTGTTGAATGTGTACACGTTACCTGCGTCTGCGTATTCCTTCCAATAAGCACTTGTAGAAAATAAAACATCGAGAGAATCTTTACCCGACTTGGCGTTCTGGTGGGGTCTCCATGGCAATATGACTTTAATGTTTTTTGCTTTGAGTTCGTCAAAACATTCCGCAAAGGCTTCACGGTCAATGAACAGAGCAGCAGAAGGTGTCGTCAGCCTAAACGCATGATTAAGCGTTAGGATGCTAACAATATCAGTGCTGAAGTTTTTGACTTTATCCGATGTTGGACCTTTGCCGACAACTAGCCAACTTTTAGACATGTCTTTGAGCAAATCAAGCGCGTTAAGAAACATTAGATTTTTTCGGTGTAATACCGCCCTCATCCGCACGAACAATGTCTGAAGGGTCAAGACTTACCCAGTAGGTCTCAATCAATTCCACGTCCGTGATTGCCTCGAAACGATGCTCCACATTGGAATGCACCGAAAATCTATCTCCGCAATTTAGTGTAACAGTTTGTATCTCATTACCGTCTGCGTCGTACACAATAACTTTTAGCGTACCTTCAACGAGGTAGAAGTCATTGGCTTTAGCTCTATGGTGGTGCCGGGAGCTGTAACCCCCGGCGACGATCTGTGCGTGATGCACTTCAAAGTTAGCGTCAGAAAAAATACAGCGATTGGTTCCCCAGCGTTTTGACAACACTGGTACGGTACACGCTTTTAGGTTAGACGAAGACACGATAAGTCCTAGTTGTTAAACGCTGGGAGGCCCGACAAAATTATCAGGCGGTCCAACAAAATCAGGCGGTCCGACAAAGTCGGGATGTTCGGGATATTGCTTTGGATTAAAGTAAGGATTTTGCCCCGGCAAACTAAAGCCCATATGCTTACGCATAAGCGGATTTAGCAATCTTGCGAGGTGCGGATAAGCGCCTGCGCCAAGACCAAGGGCGCCAAGGCCAGTTAATGTATTATTTCCTGTCAACAATCCAAGACCGCCGGCAAGCCCGCCACCAAGCATAGAGTAACGCTGCCATGCCGGCATTGTTTTAACGTCATATCCAAGCATTTTAAACATTGGATTTGTAAATTGTTCTATGGCGTTGTGGGTGTCTCCGAAAAATCCGCGTATTGCACTATCACGTTCATTAACTACGTGGTCTTGTATGTCTGTAGCACTCTGTTGCGCTTTATCTGCGATTTTACCTGCGCCAGCATTAACACCGGCACCTATTTGTGGTAACGCATCTGTAATTTTTCCAAAATTTGGAATTTTACCCTGCATTGCACCGCCTAGCGCTTGAACGCCCCCAGTAGCTGCGCCGGTAATTGCATCTATTCCGCCTGTGACCGCTTTACCTATAGACGGCATATATGGTTTTATTGCGGATTTCATTTTTTGGCGCAATGCTTCTTGCTTGATTACATCCATAAAGCCGCCTACGCCTTTTTGTACATCTCCCCATGCTGGAAGTTTAGGAAATTGCGGAGGTGCTGCGGGTGGCTGCGGGTTAGCACCAGCCGGCGGGACAGCGGGTGGTGCGTTTGGTGGGGCAGCTGGTTGCTTTGGTTTAAACCGATCCAAGAAGTCGCCTACGCCTTTTTGTACATCTCCCCATCCTTTTTGTACATCTCCCCATGCTGGAAGTTTAGGAAATTGCGGAGGTGCTGCGGGTGGTTGTGGTGGCAGAGGTGGCAGAGGTGCAGGCGACGTAGGAAAAGGAGACGGAGGAGACGGCGGTAATTGCGGGCGCAAAGGATCGGGATTTAATGCGTCGGCGATCGGATCAATCGGAGCACTAGCTCCGGCAAACTTTTCAAGGCCTGACAACAATTGTCCAAGCAATTGCGGATTAACAGCTCCGCTTGTTTTAATAAGTGCTTGTGCAATTTGATCCAGATTCATACCTCGTGCCATACACGTATCAACAAACGTGTCTGCCAGAGTCATGTCATAGCTTTGTTTTTTACGGAAACGATCTAGCGATTGCATAGCTGCCATACCCGTTGCGTGGTCTTCTGGTCGCTGTGCGTAGCTCAAACCGTTAGATTCGCCCATGGCGCTACGAGGAGGCTTAGCGTTATCTTGTCGTGAATATTTATACAGTGCCGCAAATTTGCCAAATGAATGCGCAAAATCGTTTGCAGCTTTACCCGTAGAAAATAGGTCCGCATGCAATTCTCTAGTAGGAGACCGGTCCTGTGAATTACGCGCCACGGCACCTTCCTCCAAAAGACTGTTTAATGTGTTCTGTTGGTAATTGTCAGATGGGGTACGCATACGGGATTGTTTTCGAGGATTAACCGGTATCGGCGTCGGCATACCATTCTGTGCCTGCTTAACCGTGTCATCGGCTCCGGGAATTTGTGCAACTTGCTGCACACCACTAGCCGTGGCAGGCGTTGGAACTGGCGTCTTGAGCTGCGTGGCAGGATTAGTATTCTGCTTACCCGCAAGTGCCGCAGCATTTAGATTAGCGCCAAACATTGCAGACAACGGTTTAGGTTGCCTACTGCTGGCGCCAGTAGGCATAAATCCCGATTGATTAAAGGACTGCGGTATCATCAGTTGCTCTCGTTTTTCTTTTTCTTAGAACCGGACATTGCGCGATACAAACCGTATCCGCCTAAACCACCTGCGGCAAGCAAAGCCAAAACACGAGGATCTTTAGCGTATTCAGCTAATCGACTAAGCATGGAAGGGGAAGGAACTGTGGGAGCGGACGAATCTGCGGGCGCAGACGAAGCTGCGGGCGCAGACGAAGCTGCGGGCGCAGACGAAGCTGCGGGCGCCGCCGGCGCTTCGCCGCTGTTTGCCTCTGCGCGCTCTAACGCCTGTAAATTTCCTAAAAAATCACCGGTAGGTGTTACTTTTGAACGATCAATTTCTGCGCATTTACGCATAACGGAATTCTTATTCTTAACAGAAACGTCGTTATAGGATTGCGGCGTTTGCACTGCTACTTTGCGAGAATCATCAAGCGCAGATTTGCATAGTGTCAATGCAAACACACCACGCTCTTCGCCTGACAAATGCGGAAACGCCATCTTAATTGACTGCACCAAAGGGTAACCATTTGACAAGTTTGCTTGCAACGCTCTAAAGGCAGAACGTTTCGTCATTGGCAACGCAGCGGCTACCTTAGTAAGCAAAGAATCCATCATCAACAAAGAAGCTTGTTTGACTAAGTATCCGTGCAACTTGTTGGCCATGGCGCTCTTCTCCTCGTTGTCAGTATCTGGTTCAGATACCGGTTTAAGTTTAGGTAAATCCGGTGTGTACTTAGACTTTATCACAGGCGGTAGCTTAGGCGGTAATTTAGCTTTGCGTTTTTGCGGAAAAGACGCCAAAGCTTGTTTAAGTATGGGGTTCATCGTGTCTGAACACCTTGAATCTTCTACCTTTGTCGCAGTACGTTTGTCGTTGCGATTAGGTAAAAATATGTAAGGATCATATGTCCCCGGACGCCCAGAAGCTAATTTATTGTAAAACATCTATATGTCTCCACACAAACAATTTATTTGACGCCAAATTGCTTGGACAACGCATCAAGATATGTGCCACCTTGTCGGCTAAACGGATTGTCGTAAACATGCCGAAGAGGACTTTGTCTTGTATTTAAATCTGCGCGCACAGATTCGTGTTGTCCAAGACGCGATTTGTTGTTGTATAACATTTCTTTACCCGCATCAAACTTGTCTGCAAACCAATTATTTACTGAATCCACATATGTTTGAGGATGCGTTGCCTTATCCACACGCGCTTGCCGGTTAGTTGCAAATTGCATGGAAGGCAATACTCGCATGGCTTCTGTACCCAAGCCACCTATTGCGGCACCGCCTACTCCGCCGTAAATACCGCCACGCACTGCACCACTTAGTCCGCTACCAATACGACTCATAACGTCGTCATCGTCGTCGTCATCAGAAGAAAACAACCCACTGATACCACCAATACCGGCACCAAGAAGTGCGCCTGCTCCACCTAAACCTACGGCATTTGCAAGCGCAGGATCCGCCGCAGCTGTCTTTACAGCCAATTCCTGAATTGTAATTGCACCACTTTTTTCTGCATGCTCAGGCAGTTTTTTAATGTCGGGCGTATGGTCAGCCCAACGCTTTGCCATTTCAGGGTGATTGGCAAACATCCAGCGTTGCTGTGCTTTTGATTTAAACGGCATGATTCAAACCTCGCATAAGCGTTTATGTCTTGTCTGCGCGTAAATTAACCGGGCGCAACACTTAGCAATTTATTGAGAGCAGCTTGTCTACCGTCATTAGTACCGCCGTAATATGCCGCAAGTCCACCAAGCCCAGCTCCACCGAGAGTAGCCAACAATTTACTTGCGGTAAGACCCTTCTTGGGATTAACACCAGATAAAGCTTGATGCAAATAATAACCAAGCGCTCCGCCGGCAGTTGCGCCCGTTGCGGTAATGCCAATGTTTTTAAGTTTATTTCTAGCCATCAATGCGCCTTGCGCTGGCGCAGCGTAATTACCCATTTGCTTACGTAAACCACCACCGGCTGGACCTGAAATACCGGCGGGTTCGACAATGTTGTGTTTTTTAAGAAAATCAGCCGTTGTACCTGCGGACTCTGCCGCCGCATATTCGTCCAACATAGCTTTCGTGGCCGCTGGATTTAATCCTTTACTGGCAGCCACATTTTCTAAATATGTCTCGGCACCCGTTTCATATTTTTGTACTGCTTCCTGCAATTTAGGCGGCAATTCTTTGTGATATTTGCGCAAAAATCTCATTTGCCGATCGTGAGGAATTAAGTCTGTGTCGATTTCATGCGGATCGACATAACTCGTTTCAGGCGTATCGAGTTCTTCCTTCAAAAAAGTTCGCCACGCTTTATCAAATTCGGGACGAGCGCCTTCAGCCATACCGCGCACATTTGGATGCGCTTGATGAAAATAAGCAGAAATAGGTCCTTTTCTAAAAGCGTCATAATGCGTACGCGATTCTAATCGCTGTAAAGGTGTTTTAACTACATATGACGGGGGAACGTTAGCTTTCGCCATAATCGCAGGACTGCTGCGCAACTGTGTCATGATTTCGCCAACTGGAATACCAAACGGTTTTAAGCTGGCTGCGGCTGACAACACATCGTGATAATGTGTAAAGTCCGTATCCCCGGGAAGTCGTGCTGGCTTAGTGGCTGAGTCTAATTTTCTTTGTACAAAATCAGCTTGAGCGTCTCCGGCAATACCATACGCAGCACCCAAACCAGCAGCACCAACACCGGCACCAGCTGCACCCAATGAAGGCAACACATAGTCAGTCCAATTACGCGTTTTCTTTTTGGCTTTTTTAGCCCCAGTTAACGCTTCAAGCCGTTCAGCAATTTTGTACATGCCGCCACTCCCGTTAAATGTAAGCATGTTTCAGTATAGTCACTTATTCGATGTCAAACAAAGAATCGATGTCACCGTTGGTTTCATCTAATTGTTCTGCGATTTCTTGCTTAGGATCAAAATCATCATCGTAATCTGACATGTTTTCAAACGCACTGTCTTTGCCGTCCTGCGATGGTGCAAACACCCCGGCGACAAACTGCTGCAAGAATATTAAATTCTTGGCAAACTTTTCTTTAAACAACAACGACGCTTTTTCCAACAAGTTATACGCAAGATATGCAGAAGACAGGGATATGTTGTTTTGCTTGTGTATGTTGTCTATGCCCTTCTCAGAAACAATAGCCGTAATGTTGTCCAATGTGGCCTTGAGCGCCAACATGACAGATGCATCGGTCAGGGGCATCTTGTCGTCAGGATCCGAACGGGCACAGATAGTTTGAGTTTGCACAATAGCCGTAGTGTTGTCGTCGTAGCAAAATCCAACGCTCACTGTAACTGCTTTGATGCTTTTCTCAGGCTCGTCGTGCGTCGCCATTGTGTACACAGGCCACAGCGTCAGAACAATATCTTGCCCCGAAGAAACATCAAGCATAGAACTTAATTGCTCATAAACTTCACGTGTAACTTCAGCTTCGTGGCATAACTGCTTAGCGTCAAATTCTTCAAAATGCTCAATAAGCCAAAACAGAAAAGCGGCCGGAGATGCCCGGTGCTTTTCTGTTTCTGTTGATTCGTTGTCTTCTGTTTCCCAAAATCGATCAAACAATACGCGTAAAAGATACGGAACGCCGGGGTCCATGAACGTGTCATCATCATCGTCAGAAGAGTCGTCGTATGGCACGGCTAACCTCAGAAAATGGCGTTAACGGACGTAGCACTCACACCGTTCTGCCCGGGTTGGGATCTTGCGACGCTGATCGAGACTGCTTCAGATGGTTGCATTGTACCTGAAGTCGTATCTGTTGTCGTAGTGACGCGGACGTTGTTGCTTAGACACATACCAATGTTGCCAGTACCGTCAGGATAAAACAATTCGATGACGCGATGCTGATCCATGTAACTTTTAGCGAAAGCAATAAAAGCATCAAGGGTCTTTGCTGCAATTGTCGTGTCTGCGTCAAATGCCGTCTTAAGATGCGTCACGATGTCAGGTACAGATGCTGAATTTACGAACGCCGGAATCGTACTCATCACGCCCCCTACTCTTTAATGTTCATAGTCACAAACACACCCAGAAAAAAGCATAACGTACACGACACCACATCAATAGAGTGTCTTATCAAATCGTGCAGATTTTGGTTAAAGTCGAAATGCCCAAACATCAGTCAACGCCCAAAAAGGAAGCAATGTTACTGGCGGCATTAGCGGCCGTAACACTACCAACGCGGGCAAGCTTAGATAGGGTTTCACGAGGTGGCTCCAGATCACCAATCAAGGTGTAACACTGGATACCTGAATCATCGTCACCTGTGTAGATGCCTCTGTGCAGAACAGTCGCAGGCTTCTCAGGATACCCACTACCTAGAAGCTGATCTAATTGCTCAAATCCCGACATGAGGTAATCGTCAGAAAACGTTTGCTGTACTTCGGGACTGGTAGCAAAGACACAGACACCCTTCTTACCTCGCCGCAGATCACAGGCTGACAAGACATTGTTGGCCAGTTCATCTCTAATGACGCTGCGCACATCAGCAGGCGACGATACCTTCTTAGGATCAATGTATGCCGAACCCATGACAAGGATGCCTGAGTCGAGAAGCTGGAAGAACTCACTCTGATCAAACGTTACTAAGCCCTTACGGTTGGCTGCGTAGTAATTAAAGACGTTAAACAATTCCGCCACTACAGAGTTAGCCTTGGGATAAAGATCGGCCATGGAAGACGAGTAAATGTTTTTGACTCTAGCATTGTCAATCACGATCAAAGGACTGACCTTAGCTGCCATCAGTTCAGAAAATGCTTGAATGGCATTACGGCACGTCAATTGTCCTTCGCCCGGTTGTGGCAATGAAACGATGGCGCCTACACGGGTATCTTCTCCCGTGGTCTGTGCCATGTGCTTGCGAGCTAATGCTACGAGGCTGGAGCTCATGCCTCCACCTGTACCGCCACCAAGACCAGCACAGATCAAAATGCAATCTAAAGGACCAGAACCCCACGCCCTAAACAACAAGTCTCTTACATCTGCATCTCGATTAGCCAGAACTTGCTTGGCCAACTTCATGTCCTTGGATGCTCCGCCCACGTCCAAAGACAGTTTGGGCATCTCGGCATCTAGGCCATCAAAGTCGTTTACCGTGGTATTGAGAACACCTACACGTCGATATCCTAAGGCCCAGAACGCTTGCGCAATACGACCACCCGCCTGACCACATCCAAGTACACCAATCCGAGCTGCGACGGGGTAAGACAAATCATCTTCAATTGGAGCTACTTGTTTAGTCGCCTGCTTGGATTGCGCCACAGATGTTGTCAGCGCAATGTTGCCCGGACGAGACGGCATAGGGGGACCAGATGGCTTCAATTGTTCTGCGGCATTCAAGGACTTGGAAAAATCAGACATGTCTTACTCCGCGTCAGACTTGGGCTGTGGTTGTTTACGCCCGTACCTGTGTGGAGCTTGTTTGCCTCCACGACCTTCCATGATGTCCCTGTGCGCATCCTGAGATTCATTGGCCGGTACGGTTTTCGACATTATTGTAAGTTTAGCTGCCTTGATCAATTCCAATGCTGAAAAACGTCCAAGGTCAGCCGCCGTGACAATCTTGTCCCCGGATACTTTGTCAAGTAACGCCGATACGTTTCCAATCAAAGCTGATGGCGCTGACTTGCGCACGCGAGTTACACGATTGATTACGTCATCTACGTCGCGATCGGATTCGACGTCTTTGTTGAGATTGTATTTGGTCGTGCGGCGGCGTGGCATTGCACTTCTCCTCCACTAAGGAACAAGTAACTCGCACCATGCGTCGGCAAAAACCGTAGAATTTTCAATGGAGCGTGTTGCCATTGTCTCAAAAATCTGTTCTTGCGCAAACGCTAACGATGCGTATTTGACAAAGTTTGACGTGTCATTAATTGCGGAAGGCGCTTGCATCCAATTTGTTTTAATATCGCATGGCACCAAAACGCCTGTCTCGTCGGTTTTGATAATGTCGCTATAAGGCGGAATGTCCCACGCTAATACAGGACAACCACACGTAGTAGCCAATGTCGCAAATGCTCCAAAATTAGATTTACGTGACGGGAACCATACCCAATCGTGTGCATGAAAATGCGTTGCAAGTTCGTCTAATTTGGGCATTGGTTGCATAACGAACCGCGTCGGTAAATCTCGCAACATGCTCTTAAGGGTTTGCTTGTCTGTAGGTGCAAAGTTTTTAGTACACAACAATGTAAATTCTAGATTGGAGTGTAAGTTCAATAACTCATCAATCGCTGACAACATGAATCCCGCTGAATTGCTGATAGCATCTGAATCCGCTACCACACAAATTCGTCTGATGTTTTTGCGGACGTGTCCCGTTCGCTTTGTAATCGGCGATCTAACATCCCACGGCACTGTCAATAACTTCTTAGTACGCGTCTTACCGTAAACACATTGTGTAAACGTTTTTTTAATTGAGGGTGTCGGCACAACGCAATAATCAAAAAAGGATCGTATTGTTTCTACGGATTCCAGTCGCGTGGATTGCCATAAAGGTACAAGGATTTGATTGCATTTTTTAGACACGGAGCGCCGATAATGTTGAGTCATTGTAATAAAATCATGATCGACACCCATGTGTACGATCGTTGTAGCTGACAGTATAGCCGGCAACACATTTACGCGAGATAACACGTGCGCATCCCAGAAAGATGATGCCACGCCAGATTTAGTACCCTGTGGTAAAATAAACACTTCTTGATTTGACATTTCCAAAGCAACTTGCGCCACACGCAACGCCGCATATGTGGTTTCATCTCGGCGATAGGGCGTGTAGATATAAATCATAGTCGCGTCCAATCGCCTTTGTTGTATCTCGGGCCGCGCGTGACAGACCTGTAATGAAACACGTAGCTCGATAAAGCTATGCCTGATTTTAAACCAAGCTTATGCCAACGCGATTGTAACTCATACTCTTGTAACGTCATAGCCGGGGTAGGGTTAGGCTGGCCTTTACTGTTAAAAGGGTTTACATCTCTAAAAGGTTGTTCAGGCGCATACATATTCTTTTCCCATGTGCTTGCCTTGGCCATCATGCAAAAACCGTTGATTGATGCCACTTTTACTTTGGTTGCTTGTTTGGCGAGTAATTCTAGTTGTACATCATCCATGTTTGTTGCGTCGGGACCCCGATATGTTTCAGCATAATGTTTAACGAATTGTTCGTCTTCTGTTCCGGGAGCATTGGTGACGGGACCGACTAATTGCACACGATCAGCGCGTAACGCCGATACCATGCCATTGTCGTAATTTTTAGGGAAAACAACGTCACTGTTAGTTACACAGATAAAAGAAAACCGGGTATCGCGCAATGCCGCCATGATCCCGGCATTCCACGTTTTAGTAAGACCCATGTTTTGGCGATTTACAATCAAACGCATGCGCGTCGGATACCGTTCCATAAGATTGCGCACAATCGTATTAGGTATGTGCACATCACGACTTATAGTTTCATGGAAGTCAGGACTGGCATCGTCTACCAGATAGACATGCGTCTCTACGTGAGCCGCAGCTTCGATCGCTGAAGTGATCGCAAGCGCGGCATACTCAAATTTTCCGTACGTGGGGACGATAACACATAGCCGATCCATAAGTTCGTCCCTTAATTATTACCTGCGACGGCCGAACAACCCACGGCGTTGTTGCGGTTGCGGTGGGCTGAAATAAGGATTTTGTTGCGGTAGCGCACGTGGCTGGTATTGCGATGGCGGCAACGCTTGACCCGGAATGCGCGGAGGTGCTTCTGCCGGTGGCTCCGCAGTTTGCGGGGGAAGAATGGTTTGCGGGGGAAGAATGCTGTCGGCAAAAGGGTCAATTCCGTCAAATGCTTTTTGCGTTTCCGTAAGACCCGGTAAATTTGGATCTGGCTGGAAATTATCAGCATTTGGCAAATCTTTAAAAATGTCCCGTGGCGGTACGCGAAGAGGATCTTGCCCCGTTACACGCGGTGGCACTGCTGCCGCAGGCGGTCCTACGGGATTTTGTGGGCCAACAAAATCAGGATGACTCGGATCATTTTTACGATTTAAATTTAAATCATCCATAGGAAGTTTGTCGTCAAAATCTATAGGCGCCGCAGGTGTGGTATCATAATCTGGATGTCCCGGATATGGCGTCGAATCACCCGGATCTCCCGGGAACGGACCAACATTTTCAACTTCTTTTCGTCGTTTTTGTTGCTCAGCAAACGCTTTTGGATTTTTTCTTGGGCCGTAGTCCGGCGGTGTTGGCGCCGGTTTTGGCTGTTCAGGCGGATACATATCTGCGTTAACACCCTCCCGAAGCGAAGCAATCTCTTCTGGTGTTTTACCTTCTAATAAATTTGGATCATTTGCATCATATGTTGGTTTTGGAGCAGGTGCTTGTGGTGCTGGCGCAGGTGCTTTTGCTGCTGGAGCAGGTGCTTTTGCTGCTGGAGCAGGTGCTTGTGCTTGTCCCGCCGGCGTGCGCGGAAGTAATCTAGGATGTGACGTTTGTTGCGTTGGCTGCGGGAGCGCCCTAGCTACGGCACTACCGGCAGCGCCACCAAGACCTCCTGCACCGCCACCTCCGCCGCCTCCGCCGCCTTGGCCACCACCGCCATAATTGTAGCCGCCAAAACCACCGCCGCCCCGTGGCGCATTAGTACTTGTAAATGAGTCTATTACAGGCGGGACGTAATCTGTACCGGGTATCGGCGGAATAGTACCTACTTCATACGGCATTATAAACGGTTGAAGTTGTTTTCTGCGGACTTCTGCGGATTGCATGTGAAATAGATTGAGAGGATTATTCATATCAATCGGGTGCTTTTGTTTCGGTGTGGCACCAGCAAAGTTTTTATATTGCGTTGGTTGTGGTCCGCCCGGCCAAGTTAACGGTTGGCCGTTAAAATACATTTGCCCTTGATGTTCATATATTTGCCCTTGCGGGTGTGGCTGTTGTTGCTGTTGTTGCGGTACTTGCGCTGAAATTTGCTGTTGTCCTGCACCGGGCTGTGGTGGCACAGGTCCGGGCTGTGGTTGCGGCTGTGGAGCTTGTGCTCTGGCAGCACTTTCTCGAATTTTATTTGTAAATTGATCTACAGCGTTATTGGTACCGGCGCCTATTTGATTTATAGCGGTATTGGTACCGGCGCCTATTTGCCCCAACGCATCAGTAATTGGATTCTGGAATCCCCCCTGTTTGGGCTGTGGTTTTGGTGTCGGAGGCGGTGGTGGCGGTGTGTTGCCCGGAGTGTTAGACGGCGAATTGCCAATTTGACCACGGCGTTTTTGCGCGTCTGCTGCTGCTTGTTCGGCAGATGGGCCGGGTGGAGGCGGAGGGAGACCGCCTAATTCAGAACGCCGTTTTTGTGCGCCCGACGGATCTGCTGGCGGCTTTGGAGGAAAACCGCCAAGCCCACCACCAGCTGCTTGCTTTATAGCCGTAATCGCACCCAAATCAGCTGCGGTCTTTGCAACCGCAACCTGCCGACGCGCAATTTCAGCGCCAAGATCATAAGCAGTTATAATTTTCAAGGTAAGACTCCTAACCTGTTGGTTGCGCACCACTCGCCTGTCCCATAGCAGCACTGTTGGCCGCCTGCGTCTTCGTATCGCGTCGCTTTTGTGCCATTCTCTCTTTGACCAGAGCATGCATTGTCGGATTAGATTGTTTCAATTTGCGCAGATCGGAATCTTTAACAGACTCCGGTTGTCCAAGCAATTGATCCGCCAGACTATCCGCAGCCGCCATCATATCCTGAGGCGTCTGTTGCGTGTTCTGTCCCATAGCTTGAACATACTGCGTAACCGGGCTTTGCTGCTGCGCCATGGCGTTGGGATCTTGTCCACCTTGAGGAGCGCCACCGCCTTGAGGAGGAGCACCGCCTTGAGGTTGATTAGGATCGCCTGCCTGACCCTTGGCAATCTGCTGAGCAAAGCCTTGTTGCTGCATCTCTTCTTGCATACGGGCTTGAATCTCGGATTGAAAGCGCGACTCTTCTCCCAGTTGCTTTTGTTCCTGTCTCCAATCATAACCCATGTCGCGCAAAACCGTAGTGCCAGACAACTGCTGTGACATCATCATTTGCGCAGCCATCATTTGCTTCTCAAGATTGTCAGCAATAGTGATGCGCTTGAGCGATGTCTTAACAGTCTCCCACGACTTAATGCGACTGATCTCTGTCGTCAACCAACGCAAGAATCTATTGGCGTCATTTACCAAAGGATGATGCGTGGCTTCAAACAAACGCAATGCTACAGGCGCCGTTTGAAGTTGCAGACTTCCATTATAAAGTTCAACGGGAGTACCGCAATCATTCAACAAGCGTTCGTAGCCTTGAGCAATTAATTCCGTTGGTGCCAGTTGCTTGGCATCGGCACCAAACATCTGGAAATTAACGGGAAACGGAAATACTTGAATTGAGGCGGGATCTCTGCGCCTACGCCTAATCATCTGCAAAGCTTGATTGCGAAAATCACCGCCGTCATATGTCATTAGCGGATCCATAGCTCCGCCTGACGGGCCACCTGCGCCTTGCCGTGGCTGAGGCGTGATAATCCTAAAAGGAATCACGTAGTCAAGAGCGATGGCTTCGTTGAAACGATGAAGAACCTGCACGTACCAAATCTGCCTGAAGTTAGACAGCAACCGAGGAATACCCCAACCTCGGTTAATCATGCCTGACAACGTTGGTTCTTTCATGTGAAAAATAGCATCAGGGTTAAACCTAAAAACCTGATTTAATTGCACGGCCTTTAGAACTTCTTGGTCCACACGCTCCAAATGAAACAAAGAACCTTGGCGAATTTGTCTGCGGTAGTCTTCGGGGATACGCCAAATGTAATTCAAGTCTTCGGTGTAAAGATCATGCAGCAATTCAATTTCGTGGACGTTCCAATGCTTAACACGAATTTTACTTTCGTCTTTTTCGTCTTTGATTTTCCAAGGCCCACGATATGTTTCTTTACCTTTCTTGGCACATACAGGACATGTGGCAACAAAATCAGGCATCTGCCAACTAAAATTAAATACTTTGTTTTCGTAGATTTCTTTGAGCGGCGCCTGATATCCACACTTAGGGCAACTAAGAAAACGTTTGAAAGGTACAACGATACTGCAAAAACCATTACCGTAACACATGCGATTGCGCAAAGCTGTTTGAATCTCACCAATGATGTTCATATCATCGCGTAAGTATTCTTCCCACTTTTCGCGCTCATCATCCGAGGCTTCCTCAATGACAACATCAGTAAGGAAATAACTGATGATGCGTTCCATGGCCATACGGTAAGTGCCATGGTAATTCCAAATAAACTCACACCAGTACAAAGCCGATCTAATGTTCTGAGGAATAGAGAGACTGGCTACGTCCATGAATGGATCGGGAAACTCGGCACCACCGCCAAGTCCCGAGAAACGTGTAAACTGCCCGCGCATTAACGCCGAAGTCATGCTGCGATTCCTTGTAAGTGCTTATTGCTTATTTACGGCGAAAGGCATCCGCAGCTTCATCTGCCAGACGTGAGGCGATATGCCGATCATGAATATCTTCGGCCTGTTTTTCAGTAGAACAGGCGCCAGTGCATTTACCCGAGCAACCCTTTTCGACCGGGCTGTCGGGTGTCTGTTCTGTAATAATACCGCGTTTTTCGATCATGACAAACTCCGTTAGCCGTTGTCTTCCTCTGAATCATCTTTATCTACTGTAACAAGGATGACGCAGTCAAACACACCAAACGCAAACTTAAGGCCAAAATACTTGGTGTCGTAGATCTTATCTTTCTCTTTAAGCTTATTGGGCTTAGGCGCTGGTACAACGACTTTAAGAGGTAAACCTTCAGGATGAGTTTCAGAGCTGTAAGGAGGACAGAACTGTTGGCCGTCAGCATAACGTGTGTCATACACAAGGACCACACAACCGTCACCCGTAAAAATACCGTGGAACCAAGTAGACATAGAACCAAAACCGGGCAATTCAATAAACACTTGCGTTTTGGCTTTTTGAGGCGTTGGTCCAACAACAAAGGGAATTTCCAACGCTTCGTAACCCATACTGGCACTTACGTCTGGTGCGGCTTCTGACATGACAGGCTCCTCAGGTTTAACGGTCTTCGTAACAGGGGCAGGCGTAGGTTCATTGCGAGTCAGATTTGTGTGCATCATAGACGTCAGTTGAGATACCTGAGCCATGAGTTGCGCAATGATAAGTTGATTGGGGTCTTGTTTGGCGCCAAGAGGAGGAAGGACAGGTTCTTCCGCAGGCGCAGCCGAAGCTACAGTTCTTTGAGTAACGATAGGGTTTGAGGGAATAGCGTAAGATTGCATGGGAGTGCCTTCCATGTCAGCACGCGGAACAACGTAGCTGCCGGGCATCAAAGGATTAGAACGAAGGGGTTCCATAGCTTTCTTTTCCGGTAATTTTTGAGCTGTGCTTAATTCAGAATAAATCTTAAACGGGTCTTCACTGCCGTGTTTGGCGTAAATCTTTTCGTAGTTTTTTTTATCTATGTTGGCCAAGTCAACAACAATGTTGCCGCCTTTTTCATCAGGATCAATACACACAACGTCAGGAACGTTGTGGTCAAAGCCTTTACTGCGTCCGTCATTTTTGCCATATGAGCCGGGAATAACAGCATAATCACCCGTAACACCACCACCCAACAAATACCTTTGTCTTTCGTCGGGCTGATGGTAATGCGCGTCGTCTGGCGTGAAGCGTTTAGTACCTTCGGGTAATACCATCGGATTGGACATGGCCACCTCGTGGAAATAGGGGTTTGTGCAAGTGTAGGAAAGGAAAGGATTAGTTACAAGTTCGATTAACAAAAGTCTCTGATAGCTAAAAAAAAGACCAAGCCACCCGGGAACGCCCCGGACAGCTTGGTCAAATTTTATTTGGACGCCGTTACGGCGTCCAGCGTCCGAAGGACGAGCTTTGAATATTGCCCAAACCTGTTCCGCCATACCACTTCACCGGGGCCAAAGGCCCCAAGGCATTCGGCAAAAACTTCGGCCGCTTTGGTGGCTTCAGCGGGGCTGGCCGTAGCCAGCTCGCTGATTCCAAGACCGGTGACCATTTTGGTCACGCGGTCCGCCGCCAAAACCGACGATACGAATTCAGTTTGCATCGTGCGTCCTCCACCAAACAACGGCTTACGCCGGCACAGCTAAACCGCTGTACATGTTATATGACGCAATTTTGCCTTGAATTTAGGCAGGCTTGAAAGGTAGCCAATCGTCTGTATTCGAGTTCCAGCGCAGTGCTTCTTTGGTGGCAGTTAACACGTGATTGACCGTACAGTAATTAACGGCACCGCATTTACATGACTTTGAAAAACAGTCATAAGTATTTTCATGCTCCTTACAGTCAGGAGCAATAACAACTTTCATACAAACGGTACAACGGATAACCACGGTATATTCCTCGTGTCCGCACATTCTAAGCTCAACAATAATTTCTGCAATAGTTAAAAAAAAGACCACGCCCAGCCCTAAGGCCAGACGTGGTCTCTGCATTACGCCAACATGTCTGGCGGGAACGCCAAACTAATTTTTAGCCCGTGTGGGTATTCCACCCACTCTTTGCTGTCCCACCTTTCTCCGGTGGACAACGGAGTTAGGACGAAGGCTTGCGCCTCCTCCAAGTAGTTATCCACCTGCCCCTCTCCGAGGAGGTGTGTAACCTCGTAGGCTACACTACCATCCGACATCGCTGTCGGAATTGGAGACTTGATGTCCCGGAGCGCCGCAAAGGCGCCCACAAACGGATTGAGCAGGACTGAGTCCTGCTGCAAGATCAGATCGATCTTGCGCAATTGGCCGCGCACAACAAGGGCCATGTCGGCCCATGACCTGCGCCCAGCGGCGCAAGCCGCCGTGGTCATGGCAACATCCACCGCCACGGCAGCGGTGAACGACGCAGCGTCGTCCGCCGCGCACTGCGCGGCTGGCATCCCCCTCAAAGGGAAAACGCTTTCGGTGGCATTGATGCCACCAACAACACCTGCCCCGAAGGGCAAGATCCGCGCCACGGTGGCGCTGGGAGTGCAATCTCCCAACGCCCCGTCAAGGTAATTGGGCGGTACGTCTTGTACCACCAGCCATTGCCCTTTTAGCACAAAGTGCCGATCCTCAATGACCGTCACCTCCTCTGCCAAAAGAGCAACTCCAACATTCCCTCGAAACTTGGTAGCCACACCTACTCGGTTTTTCGGCATCGTGGCATTGTGCCACTTTGCGAGAGCTAGGATGTTGTCGATATTGCTAGCAGTAGTCATGAGAAACCTCCACGCAATAACTGACACGCTATCCGAAATGGATAGCGCGACGCATTGCAGATAATATGACGCGTTTAGGGTCTGTTATTTAGTCGTCGTAATCGTCGTCATTACGCGGTATTGGCGCTTGTCTGACTTGTTTCTTTTTGTCTTCTTTGAACGTGACACTCGTTATCATTTCGACTGGACCAAAATAATAGTCTGCCTGCATCTTGACCACAGGCAATAATGTCTCAGTATCGACTTCTGTAACCGCACCATCTTTTACCGCAGGAACTGTCAATGCCGTTGCACCGTCAGGCAGATACACATACCTCTGCGGCCCCTTAGTGACAGGCAGAGGTACGCCATAAAAAGGAAATACATAAACGTCTTTACCTTCTGCCGAACTTAAATACTTGGCCAAGGCTACAGACGTGCGTACGTTCTTAATCTTAGGAGCCTCGCCGTCTGCGCATTCGACAATCCAATAACCTATCGACGTGAAATTAGGAACGACGTCACCCACAGGCATTTCGGCTGCAACTTTTTCTTGAATGACGGTTCGTGTAAATTCGCTTAATTTGGCAAAGCTGTTTTTAAATAACTGTGCGTCATCACATACAACTGTTTTATGCATAGCCAATTCACGCGATACAGGACTACGCCGTGTTTCTTCTACCGTCTCTTTGCCGACGGGACTTAATTTGTCAAACCATGTGTTCCACGCAGCCAGTGCCATTACACACCATTCTTCGTATTAGCAATTTCAACCAGAGGATTCTTACCCGCCGCAAACGCATCAAAAAACGTTTGCATTTCTTTCTCAGGCGGCAATTTTATGGGATAGGGAATCAGCTCGTCTGGCTTAAAACAAATCGTGCTGTTGTTGGAAATGATCCCTATTGCTTTGATGGGTATGACATTGGATACGAGCATATGCAAATCAGACGCTAGTGGATCGGCAATGTTAAATGTCTGTATCGCAAACTTGGCTGCAAGCTTACGCGCCAAACTAAACATTGTGATGCCACAGATGTGATCTTCAAGCGCAGGCCATTGTTCTTTCTGTATGGCAAACAATGTGTGATTCCACGAAGAATCGCCGTCGGTTTTAACTAGATTCTTAAAGATCGACGAAAAGAATTTATGCTTATAGATTTTTAAAGGCGCAGTCATGTCTTTCTGCAAATCAACAAAATGTCCATCAACAAAAGCACCGTGCAAGTTAGCCAACGCCGGCGTGAAAAATACAAAGTCGGCTAACATCTCGTAGAGAGATTTAGATAACCCCAAAGGCAAAGGCACTTTCGGAAACTGTTCAGCGAAATCGTGTGCCTTACCTAAGCTCACGATTTCTTTCGTGGGATTATTTGCACGGGCTTGTTGTTGACGTGACATAATATTAGTCGTTCAAAAAGCCAAGTTGCGCAGCTAGTTCCGTAATTAACCAGCTATCCTGTTGTACATTAACGTGCGGCCGTGTCCAACTGGAAACATCCCATTTCTTGGTTGCGTCGTCCGTTTCCCATGGCTTGCGCAATTTCAAGACAATAGGCCACGACAACGAAAACTCAGAAGGCATCACCGCTTCGGTAATATCTCTGTGGTTAGCATTATTATACCAAAGTCGCAATGGCACTTGCACTTTGCTGTCAGGTAACGTGCAGTCCAAACCAAGCATCTTTAAAAACAGCCGCGTGTCAAACCCAATAAACACGACGTTGGAATTTGCCGTGTCTAAGATGTCGCCGACGAACGCATCAGGGTTATTACGTAAGATCCACGAGGCTGCGGCTTCGGCAACTGTCAGACCATCCGCAGCGTCACGGTCTTTGCTGGACCATTTACCCACAAGCTGTTTCTGCAAATCTACAAGCATCACTTCATCGAACGTACCCGTATAAGGTTGGTTAGCTGCATCGGCCTCGAAACTGTCCTTACGTTCTTTAATGTACTTGGAGATCTTGTCGGCGTCCTTGTAGTTAGACGGCGCCTTAAAGTCCGGGGTCATCGAAGCAATATTGTCAGGATCCACAAGTTTAGTTGTAAACGACACAATAATTCTTGTAGTCTTGCTGCTCATATACGTTCCTTAAGTAATGTTGCCGTTTTCGTCTACCCGGCGCAACTGGCTGAATACGCGCAGTTGCTCATACTCGGGTCCTGTAATATCTGAATCCGTCGTCGGCACCGCTCCAAGCAATGCCGAACCTAGCTGTTGACACATACGCCAAATAACCTTGTGCGCGTTACCAGCCGTAGCGCCGACAGGTTGACCCACGAATAACTCAGGGTGGGCCAACGCCAAATCATCAACAATAACCAAGTCAGGCGGTACATCCATTTGTTTGAGAATGGATATAGACGTGAACTTGCCAAAGGTGCTGGGATTCTTAGCGACATCTTTCCACTGTTCAGCAGAAAACGAACAGTACATGGCAGACTGCTTATCAGGCTCAGGCTGCATGCCAAAGCGTAGAACCACCATACCAGCTACTTCTGCTGCGGCGGACGTGGCGTTCAATAAGGCACTAATTTGAGTCGGGTCACCTGCCAGTGTCAAAGACCTGTCTCTGGCAAGTGTCATCGTGTCAGATGGGAGCCTAAACCCTAGAGGTACAGGTGTCTCCCTTCGGCGTTGTTCCAGTACAAGAAGCTGCTCTTCCTCAATCTTGGAATGCTCAGCCATCTTTTCCTGAAGCCACGGAAGCACAGCACTATGCAATCCCGTGAACAGTTGCTTTTCCTGAAACGGCTTAGCGGCAGCGTGCATGGCCGACTGTACGATAATGTCACACGACAAGGGATGGTACTCAGCATCATCCTTGGGAGTGTCGAGCATCTTCTGCAATTCCGAATACGCAACCACATAGGCTCGGCGCAACGACAGAAGCACATTGAAAATGCGTAAGCCTTCAGGGTCTTCTAAAAACCTAGACACGTCCTGAGTTGCTTCGACCTGTGCCTTGTCCGCTTCTGTCACTTCCATTACACACTCCTAAGAAAAATGCCGAGCCAGTACGAGACGCTTGCCGCACGCAGGCATCAACAAACGTTTCTTGTAACCATTGCCTACATTAACGCCACGGTAGTAAATCACAGCTTGAATTAACTTACCAACAAACTTGTACGTCGTCTTGTAACTACTCTTGCCACGTCCAACTTGTATCAAGAATTCAGTCTCATCAGTGTACGCAATATTCTTACCGTCAAGCTCGGATATGTATGTCTGCATAGTCGTCCCTTAAACGTTGTAAGTACGTGCCAGTATGTGACGATTGGTTCCGTAAGGCATCACTAATCGTTTCTTATCGCCCTTCTCAAGTTGAATGCTGTCGTAACATTCAAGAGCCAGCCTTAAATTTCCTCTTATCGACTTTGTGACGGAGTAGGCATCGCTGCCCGAACCTACTTGCAGTAAGAACAATGTGGCGCTGTGCCAATTGATCTGTCTTCCCTTGTAAATAATCGATCGTAACTTTGTCATCACGCACCATATACCTTTCTGCGTAAATACTCCGCCAGCAACAAACCCTCCGCGCGATTGTGATCAGCCTTACGGGTAAGTTTGACGTTGGGGAACATGGCTGCGGCTTTCATGCGGCTGAATTCTTTATCCTTGCCCTGAAGCCCCATGTTCTTCTTCCATGAAATTGGAGCTACGACTTCGTGGTAATAATCTAGCGCCGTAAAGAACAAAGACCACATACCAAAACCAACACCTACACGAAAACCTGTGTAGGCATTGGCTCCTTTACCTTTGATCTGAACCTGCGCCTCTTCCACGCAAACCCTGATCCGTTTACGCAAAGGATTGAAAGGCTTAAACAATTCGACGATAGCTCTGTGATCAAACAGAGTTTTGGTTTTGGAAGAACCATCTAGTTTCTTGCCAGAGCGTTCCGTTTTGTATGTGGGTATGTCCACCACACACGCAAAGTTGCCACACAGAAATCCAATGGCGCCTTCCGATCCGGGATCAATTCCCACAAAGATGAGTTCTTCGCTATTGGCGACACTTTTCAGAAACTCATCCATGTGTTGACTCACTGTAAGTGCTTATAAGTTTCGTCAGGTAATCCTGAGCTTTTTTCAGATCGTCTACACCGTTCTTATCCCTGTAACGCGCAATGTACTTAATGACATTGCCTTGCAGAAAACCTTGAAACTGATCCTTTGTCATCCACGCTTCCATGGCATCCCACGGCTGAATTGATTTGTTGTAATGCTCAGGTGTCGCCATGGTTATCCTCCGGATCAGCATCAAGGGAATCCCACAACAACAGGTCGTGGCGATATGGCTTGTATAAGTGATGCCTGTCTCTTTCCCGATGCAGATCAATAGCGCGTCTCAAGCGTTTGACTTCTGCCATCAGCCGCCGCGCAGATACTACTGTGTCTGTCGGCGTGCTGATGGTCAACATAGCTTCGATGATTCTCAATTCATTTTCAGTCATGAGGACACAGCAGGTCGCGCGCCCACTCCTGTACCATCATTTCGCCTTTTACCGTCACCGAACAGTTATCGACAATCGCTCCGCGCAATTCTTGAATGGTGTCAATCAACTTGGCAATGGCACAGGCAGAGTGCCGCAAGTGACATTCTTGCCAATGTGTTGCACCGTCGTTAGATTGCTTGTCCACGAAATTTAATTTCATGAACACCAGATCTGCATCACTTAACATTTCAATCCCTCACATACAAGCGTTTGCCGCGCACTTCGACAAAACAACTACCCACATTGCTGATCAATGTGCAGTACACCCGATACTTACGCTTGTCATTTGCAAACACCAACATCTTGTCAGTAGCTATTTTCCTGCCGTATCCCGAGGGAGACTGTCCGGGCCGTAGCCCTCCGGGTGAAACTCTTACTGGTTTTTCAATGAGCGTATAGTTCTCAGCATAAGTAATCATCAATTATTCCTTTGACCTCTGTAACGTGTTAGGGCGTCAGATCTAATAACCGCAGGCAAACCTGCATTAGGAGTTTCTGTCACAGTTTCCGGTACGAGCAATTGCCGAAATTTTTCCATCAAAATATGCACACAAAATGCGTCTACACTTGCATTGTGCATTTGTGATTTGTTGACGTGCTGATCAAAACCATATTTAACAAAACAATGTTCGCCTAAGTTTGATTTAAGCCCTTTTATTCTAAGCGCATTTAATCGCATAAAGTAAGAACGTAATGTGTCAGCTGGCTTAGGAATTGTTACCGGTGTCGGCCCCAATCCATTAGCTTTCTCGATTCCGTTGGTGTCGATGATGCAGTTATCGTTAAACGTAACTTTGGGAAACTTGAACCTTTGAATGTTGTTGAGAAACATAGGTTCGTCAAAGGCGTAGATGTTGTGCCCGATGACAGGCACGCCTTTGGATAGAAGCGTATTAATCATTTGCGCGTAAAACGTGAATACCTCTTCAGGTGGTTTACCTTCACGTTTCATGCGCTGGAAATCGAGGTGAAATTGCACTCCTCTTGCGGCCATGGCATTAGATACATTCTGTAACTTGCCTTCTATGGCGTCAGCGAGATCAGCTTGATGTTTAGTCCAGTCCACAATTGTTGTGAGCCTGTCCACCACTTCGCCGTTACGAACCAGACAGTGACCGAACTCCACAATCAAATCGTTCTGCAAATCTAGCCCTGTGGTTTCAACGTCGATGACGAAGTAATCACGTGGCCAGCCGCCTCCGTACAGTTTACGAAACTCAGCTGGCCAGTGATTAGCGATCATCATGCTCTCCGCGTCAAAATGTGAAACGCATCTTTAATCCGTTGCCATCCTACGTACAAACCTCGACGCCATTTAGGAATGGTCATGCGGCGGCTCAGATCACGACCATAGTTGGCCAATTCCTGATAATTTTCACACGGAGAATGCTCCGCAACGGAAGCTTCTCTTACCCCAGCCCAGTACACGCCTGAGATGACGGTACCGAGCAACGCCATATACAAAAACTGCGCAGGCTCTTCCACCTCAAACCAACCAGACTCAGACAACGATTCCATCATAGATTTGGTCTTAGGATCTGCCGCAGCAGGCACGAACTTGCAGAATGCCGCACAGGCCTGACCAAGTTGCTCATCCGTCACATTGAAATGTTTCTTAAACGCCGTAAGACAGTTAGGGTTGTTTTCCAACTCCTCAAGCCTTTGCGCCACAACCATAGCAATGCTGCCAAAGTTGTGCGCTACGTCTCTCTCTGGACGGTATAAGCGCTTATCGTCTGCTGAGAACCGTGCCTGCAATCCCATGTCAAACCTCCTGCTTCAAATCATCGATGTCATCGCCAAGAAAGAACTTTGCTTGTTCTTTTATATAATCACTTGGCAGGCATCCGTCTTTAGGTAATTCCTCAGAAAAGTACCGACAGTCCCAACCGGCAGCCTCGTCTCCCGTTACCAGCAAATTGTCTGAGTCGTAATATGTGCCGTTTCCTGAAATTATCGGTTCCCTCACGTAATTGGCTTCTCCATGCACGCCATGGACTAACAACTTGCCGCCGATTGTGATTGTGAACTTAGCGCCGGGTGGTATTTCGCCCAAATCTGAATACTGCTTTCGTGCACCGTCGTCTATCCCGGCATAAGTGAATCCGTAATCGTGACACTCTGGACCATCGGGAGTTACCAATAACGCTGCGCCGTACTCAGATTCAGCCAATTCATCCATGGCTGCATCTACACATTTTGCCTCTACTGCAAAGTGCTCAGGGAAGAAACTATCGTCAATAGTCACGAGCCAAATAATACCGCCTGCACCCGGATTGATCACTGTTGCTGTAATGGGCTGTCCGCGAAACTTACCTTCTGCACGTACCATGTCACTCTCCCTTAGGCTGAGCCAGTTCGTAAGGTGTTGTTCTCATGCCATATACTTCTGGCAAATCATCAACCATCCGAACCTTTGCGTCGCTAAACATGTGTGGATACTTCTTGCTCAGGATCTCGTAGATCTGCGCAAAGACGTATCGGATTTCCCATTCTGCGTGAGCTGACGTGCGCATCTGGATCATGTGCCTCGCCGCCCTGACATTCATTGAAAACCCAATCTCGTTTGCAACGCCATTGGGTAGAAACATCCGACGCAACGCCGATGTTACTTTTTTCTTGTAATCGAACGACTGCTTGGGGTCGTTCAAATTCATGTCTTCGCACGCCATCCGATACTTCATCTCTAGATACTCAAGCGTCAGCTCGATGTCGTGCTTGATGGGCTCCAAAATCGGATCCCACACAACCTTCAGCTTGTCCGTACGAACATACCGGCCAGACGTCTGACTGTATTCCGTACCGACATGGTGCCGCACCAATTCGTGCGTGAACACCCTACTACAGTTCGTAATGACGAAGTTAAAGTTCACATGCCCAAAAACAGATCCATGCCCATGTGCCAAACACGCAGCAAGATTAGCTGGAATATCGCGCGTCCTATCAATGTTGTCGTTCTTGCCCGGCGACAATGATGCGTAGCAAAGCTTCGCATAGAAGCTCACTAAGCATTCTGCTGGTGACAATCCTAGTTCTAGCGCCTGCCTGTATTGATGGATAAAGGCTTGATTGCCCGTATCCTCCAGATACCTGACCAGCTCTATGTCATTAACCTCAGTGAATCCCAGCAAATATACAGACGGTTTAACAAACGGAGATGGCATAGAATCCTCACTTAAAAGCTACGGCTACTGGATACTTAGGAACAATATCGTCTCCAAACGTTAAATCAAAATACGCCACGATCAATCGGCGTGAAATATACTTACGCGAATTAGTTGTTAATTCAATACTTGTTACAACGTGTTGCGGGCACATTACTTCAAACTCATCGCCGTGGTCTGTTGCACATACGGCTACGGCAAAATTAGTAAATTCGCCGCGTCCGCTTTTTACATCCACAACGTTGTAACTTTTAGTCTTAGGCGTGTGCGCCGCCAAGAAAAATACAGAATCGTTCGATTTGTATCCTTCCGCCGAATGCCGCAAATTGACTCCGGGGTAACCCAACAGCAGACAACGCGATTGATAGTAGTTAAGATCTTCCCGGTTACGAATTTTGACCGTTTCTGCACACGTTACTAATGCCCCCGTAAAAGCGTTGAGCTTTTTATATCTTTCAGAAAATGCAGCTGTGCTGATCTGATCGCACAACACAAATTGCACTTTCGTATTATCTGCCTTTAATTTTTTTAATCGCTTTTGCAACACAGTTTGTGCTATGCCAGTTTCTGTTAAAAATCCGTCTAGAATTACAGCAGGTTCTTGTGTCAGCGGCCAATGCAATGCGCTGTTGATACGCGGTACAGTTGTGACCGGTGTCGCATCCATGGTCACCAACTGTACTTGATCGTTTTCAAGATATGCAAAACAACGTTCGCCCTGCAAAATAGGTTGACCTAATGCGTTGTCCCAGCGTACTTTAGATGCGCAATCCACGTAATCGCGCGGAAGTGCAGGGCTTGGCATTTTTATCATGAACTAGAATTCCTTGAACAATTGATGCATGCGGTCACGGCAGCACCGTCGCTAAAATATGCTTGTGTATTACACGCCGGACACAGTTTTACCGCATATGTCGTTGGATGACAACCCGCTCTGCATTCTTGATAGCCTATAGGACATGTGTGACATGCAAAATTATTTGCATACCCAGCAGGACACGCATACTTAGGATTGCGTCGAGCCCTGTAGCGCATTTGCTCTTTATTCCATTTCATCAAGTTTGGAATAGCGACAAGTTCTACAAACCTTAAATTTTGTTCGGATTTGTCATAATCCACAAGCGCAGAAAACCGCATTGTCACCAGTTCTAACGGTCCTCTGTACAAAAATACTTCGCGTTTACGCATACTCGCAGGTAGCCGGCGATACAGCTTTAATTGACGCCATGCTATATACCGACAATACGATAACGGCCACCATGACGTGCTTGTCAACGTGCAAGGAAATCCTGCTAAAACTTTAAACGTAACGTCGTACCCTTCTACCTTTTTTGCATTAACACGCGCAGTCATTTCCATGATCTGCACAGGCACCCATTCCTTACCCTCAAGCCGCACGTAAGGACGTACGGCTTTGTTTTCCTTAAGCGTCCAACAGTTACCAAGCAACCGATGTATCAAATCTACAGCCAAAGACTCTGTCAGTTCCGTTCCAGCAAATGGGCGCAACGATTCCTGTATTGTGTCGTATTGCAATCCGGGCATACGGATTGCTAATGAGACCTGAGCAAAAATGTAATTCACAAATTGCTTGAATATGCTTCCCACAAGTTTTTGATTAGCAAATTTATGGTAAACATCTAAACCTATGCTATTCTTTTGCGCAATGATTTGTTCAACGTCGTAGCGTAATCGTGTTGTTTTTTCATTGCTCTCCGTCATCGATCAATTCCCCGTATGTGCCAGTTGAAACACCGGTACTTTCATTTACGACAACAATAGGTGTGGTATTTGTTAATCTAGGCAATTCCGGTGCGTAAATATGTTCGTACGAATAAGTAGCTGTAACATCTTCAGAAAAATCTTCAATTGCAGCGATTGTCAGATAGGATCGAATCAAATGGTACGGCGCATGCTCTGCGGTACCAACCCCATTTTTCTGTAACTGAGAAAACAATACACCCAACTCACTCCAGTCCCCACTTGTATTGAAGAAACGCGCGATTGCATCACTTAGTAAATACAGTCGCTGCGCTTCGCCTCGTTGAAATTCGTTTGGTGCTGTCCAAAATCCCAAGGTAATTGTGCCGTGTTGTTCTTCCGTCATATCCAATAGTGGCACATACCGATCATCTAAACGCAAATTAAAATACACGCCAATAGAATTACCGTCATCAATTAACTTAACGACATATCCGTCTCCGGGTTTTAACTTAGTTAGCGTTTTGGGCTTGTCGTCGTTTGACATTGTGTTCATAAATTACCCTGTTTACTTCTGACCAGTAATATTTAATTACAGCTTTCTTTGAAAACCCTTGTGCCGTTAACTCAAGCATAATTGCTTTTTGTTGCGCTGGTTCTGGATAAGCGTATTCCCATTTAGCTGCGGCGTTACGCGCTTTTATATACAACTGTGCTACCACAGGATCGTTCTGTTCTAAAGTTAACGGTGTTTTATTGATTTTTTTGGCTGCATACGCTGCGTACTTTCTAGGTAACAAGTGCTTTAACTGCATGTCAATTATGGCTTGATCCGTCGTCAACGCTGTGACTACGCAATATTCTTTAAATTCGGTTGAATAACACACGGGAAATATAATCCCGTGTGTTTGCTCTAAAAGCAAATAGCAATTTTTAGTATGTTTCCCGAAGGGAACCGCTTGTTCCACAGCTTCATAAATGGAAAGCTTAACGTCGGGAAAACGTTCGGCAAATCGATTCAATGCGTGAATAGAAATCAACATGGATCGTCTCGCTTAAATGCGGGCAGCGATGTCCGCTATGATTGGATGGCGTACGATGTTTTCATCGCTAATATGAATTACAGCGACGCCCGGAACTTTACCGATTTTGTCAATAATGTCCATCATGGCGACCCGACCCACGAGGTCACTTTGTTTTGGATCGCCTGTGATGATCATTTTTGACCCTACTCCAATACGCGTAATAAACAATTTCAATTGCGCATAAGAACAGTTTTGCGCTTCGTCCAGAATGCACACCGCATTCTTTAACGTACGCCCACGCAAATAGGCAATTGGGGCAACCTCCACGCCCTTGTCAATATATTTACGTTGCGCGTTCTCTTTACCCACCAGATCATCAAGTGCGTCGTACAACGGAAGCATGAAAGGATGTACTTTTTCCTCAAAGGATCCGGGTAAAAAACCTAAACGCTCGCCGGCTTCCACAATAGGACGTGTGATAATAATTTTCTGGGTTTTATTTTCCAGCGCGCTATGAATAGCAAACGCCGTAGCCAGAAAACTTTTACCTGTACCGGCAGTACCTATCAAAAACACTACGTGATTTCGTGCAATTGTTTCCCAGCAAGAACGCTGAAAAGGGTTAAGGAATTCAAGACTAAATCCTTTTTTCTTTGTAACCTCCATTTCCATATGTTGTTCGGGTTCTGCCAGATCTTTACGCTGACGAACACGTCGTTTTGGCATGGGCAGGTTTCCGTGTCGCGGGTTAGCCTCAGTGTAAACCGTAGGCACGGAAACCAAAAATGTATTGAGATAAATATTTATTTGATCGTTTATTCAGGCTTCGCTGTTACAGCAAAACCTACGTAAAACCGCATTGTTTGTTCTTCTGTGTGCACTTGCTGGCCGATAAACAACAACACTTCTTCAAACTGTAAACGCGGCATGTCTTTGTTAAGCTGTCCCAGAAACTGGGTTGCCTTTTCCATTCCTGCCGCAAGTAGGTACTGCGGTTCAATCGATGGGACACGATAAGCGTGAATTGGAATGCGAGCGTATTCGCCTATCTGCGTATGCCACATTTCATCGTTTGCCAAAGCAAACCATGCTTTTTTGTCTCGAGGAACCACCATGACAGGTTGTTCTTTTGTTTGCAGATATGGTTCGACATCAACCCAAACTACACTGACGTACATATCTTAACCTCAGTTTGTTCACCGTTGGCGTAATGCTCAACAGTGTAGACAAAAGATTTGTAAGGACTAGAAATACCGTCGTACCACAGCGGCCGCATACTCAAACCACGGCGAGGTGCCCGAGATTCCCGGTGATGCTCGTCGGCGTTAATTGCTACGTGCGTATTGTAATGGAACAACCGGTAACTCTGTTGATAACACAGTTCACCCAGCACTGCATCTCCGCCATTGTGGTGCATATCTGGAAAAGGATAATCGTGTTTTTTTAGTAAATTTAAACGTGTCGCCCACCAACCGCCTGTTGCAAATTTTATCGCATATCCCTGTGGCCATTCTTTATTTGTGTACCACGATTGATTTTTAATTACGCATCGTTGGTTGCCGTTCCACATACTTGTTAACCGATACACGGAACCAACCAAATCTGCGTCAATAAGATAAGTGCTTATGTCTTGCCAGAACGTACGCGGCGCTGATTCACGTATAAAACTGTCATCGTCAAACCACATCACGTTACGTTGTTGCGGGTCTGCGTATCGCAACATCTGTCGCATCAACGGATATTTGCCAACGTTTTCATGATTGTCGGCCGCAAAAAGAAGCACGGGAATATTAAATCCCCGTGCTTCTTCCGTTAAATATTCTTGCACATCTTGCGTTACTGCGTTCATCCCTATGCGTAATTCCGATACGCCGGGATATTGCGCACATCGTTTAATTGACGTCAAACAACGCGCAATCAAATCACGATGTTCACCGTAACACAAGACGCATACAAGCATGTTAAATACCGGTTGGCGTCTTCTTGGCCGGGCGACCACGTTTACGTGCCGGCGGTTCTGTGTTACGCACAAAACCAGTTGGCTCAGTCATTTGCTCCGTACGACTGACCGGCGTCGTATACTCACGCTCAACTTCAACACCCGCAGCCGGATCAACTTGTGTATCTTTTGCTGCAATGATCCGAGATACACGCTTCTTAATTTCATCCAAACGTGACACGGCTGTCTGCGCAGCTAAAAGCATATCTTGCAATCTTGCGCCTGTTTCTTGCAAGATGCTGTCCAGATTGTTTGTGACAACGTCTGGCGAGATTGCGTCTAGCGGATTGAAAATATATTGATCGGCAACTTCATCCATGTAATTGCCAAACTTTGCAGCCAACTTACCAATCTTCGTCACACCCGCTACTGGACTGGTTGGACGTCGTACGGGTCGTCCTGCGTTTGAACTACCGCCCGAACGATCCAAAGCGCCCGAGATAACTTCCAACACTTCGTTTGCGGATAGCCCGTCACGGATAGCGCGTTCAATCATCGATTTCTGCGCAAGCGGATCTTCCAGACGTGCGGCATAAATCCAATGGTACACAGTCAAGGTCTGTCCGGTGCTCGTCAACTTACCCTGTTGCTCTACCACGTACTGATGGTCAGGAAACGCACGAGCAAAATTCCGATAATCACGCAACGTTGCTGCGCGGACGTTAAGGAACGTCTCCAATTTGGCAATAGCATTAGCTCCATAGTAATTGCTGCTATCGTTCAATACGTCGTCCACCATCGCGCCAATGCGATAGAAATGGATAACCATTTTCTTACTACTGTCCGTCAATTCTTTCTGCAATTTAAGCGCTATTTCTTGCAGCGCTTGCGGCATTTGCGCAAACACTTCGTGCCGCTGAGCAGACATTGGACCGATCAGATTCGACATAACAACCTCCGGTAAAAACAATCCCACCATAACTCTTTTGAATTGGTCGTCAATACGTCCAACCCGTGTTTTTAACAACCTGTAAAAAATTATCAAACCGCTGCACATACACAAATTTGTGACAGTTTAGCTGCGGATATACAAATACAGGTCCGACGAATTCCGTCATTTGCAGCGTGTGTGCAATCATCCCGTGCGGAAATCCTTTGCGCGGTACAATTAATCCCGCCGGGCGATTAGCAATTGTGTCAACTTTCTCGTCAAAAAAATTTGACAGCAATTTGAACACCGTTGAGCGCGAAAACTCTTTGAACAAGCTAGGTAAAAAACAAGACTCGTCAAGATGCAAAGCTTTTGGCGGTTTGACCGCACCTAGAAATACAGGAAACGACGGGAACATATCTGCAAAACCAGAAAAAGTTAATTCCGAACCATTGTTGGCTCGAAGTTCTTGTTCTAGCTTGTTAGCGGCTTTAGGTAGAAAAAACTTCAACAAAAACCGTACCCGTGTTTCTTCGTATCCTTCGTAGTACGACGGTTGATGGGACAAACCCGCCAGCATCTCTTGTTGGCGTTGGATCACTTCTGGATCCACACGCGCTTCAAACAAATCGTCATCATCATCATTTGGCACGGTTGATCAATCGCTCCAAATGGTTTGCGTAATCCCCAGTCAGTGTGGGAATGTGTGCAATGCACAATCCCTTCCTGATCTTTTTAACTATTTCGGGATTGGCGTGAAGCATCGCTCCTAGACGACTCCATGACACGGCGTCCTTACCGCTCATGCCTAACGTCTTGGACCATGCTTTATTCTCCACATCCGCACGCGTAGGGCATGTCACGTGAATGCCCAATGCCTCCAATCGTGGTTTGAAGTAACTGTGTCCTCCTTGATTCAGAATGTAATCCAGCAACCAAACAAGGGACCAATTCCAATCCCAGATCGTGTGCTGTCGTGACGGAGCCATCTCCATGTCACCGTCAATAATTTCTTCAACATTGTTGTGCCGCCACAACAATCTTGTCGCAATCTTTTTGACGCCTTCGCTGTATGAGTTCTTGAACGTTTCAATGTTCACCTCATATCCAACGAACTTTGATGACACGATCTTGTGCTTCGGTCCCTTCGCTTTGGACAACTGAAGCTCGACAGATTCCTGAAACCCTAACTGCTTGCCGCCACCGATTGAACGCGTCGGTAGTCCTCGTTCGTCCATACCGGTCTTCAACTGATTGACGGTTACCAGCGAGAATGGCCAACCGTCAAACTCCTGCGGGATAGCTTTGATAAACTTGGTATTAACCAACGCTTCTGTGGCAAAACCACGTGCGGCGTTACCAATACCTTTACCTCTCAAACCATCCTTGCCAATCTTGCCAAGTATCTTTTCCTGTTCGGTTTCAGAGGCCTTACCTGATACAGAATCGACTCCGAACAAGAACGGGATCTTGCGGCCAAAACCCTGAGAGTCGGCAGACCTCTTGGTGATCTTGATGGCGTCAGTCAGATTACGCTGCCACTCTTCCAAAGAACCTGCGCGTAGAAGCTGCGTCATCCCAAACATCTGCTCACCCATGATTGACGCATACCAATCAGGATTGAACTTAGTCTCGGTCTCGACCAGCCAGAACCCCCCACCGAAACTCATGAACCACCGAGCAAACTCTGCCAACATCGCAGACTTGCCCACACCCGTCTCAGCCACCAGTTGATACATCAAACCCAACGGCAACGCATCTAAACCCAGCAAATACTCCATCGGCAATGACGGTGTCGGAATACCGATCATTAATTCTCGAGATTCCGAACCGATGAAATAATTAGCTGGCGTGGTCTTGCGGGCTTCCTCCACAAGTGCCGTCATGAATTTCCATTGTTGCTCAGGCCGAATCTTGCTTTTGCCTTTGTCCATGTCAGTGTTAATCAATTGCGCAGGCAACAAATCATCATCTGGCATTTCTGGAGCCGTAAATTCAGGTTCCTCTTCAATTTCTTCGACCTTGGGCTTACGCCCACGCTTCTTAGGTTTAACCGATTCCGTGTCTTCCGTGACAGGAACCGGCGTTACCCCCGTCATTTCTTCGTCATCATCGTCCAACGGTGGCAATTGCATAGAGTCCCCCAGACGGGCACCGCAACCGAAATTGCGGTGCCCACGAAACAATTAAACACTTATTTTTTACGAGGCGGTCTTGGCGCAGGACTCTTTGGAGGAGCATTGCGCGCGGACTTTGGTGGCGGAGGCATATCGTCATCATCCTCGCCGTCTTCTTCAAAATCGTCGTCTTCGGTGGCTTCACCTTCCTCCAAATCATCTTCATCTACAGGCAGTTGTTTACGGACTGGCGCCGACAATTCTGCATCGTCTTCGTCGTCATCTTGAACCGCTGGCCGAACCGGAGTCGCTACGACTGCTTCGTCTTCGTCGTCGTCCATAGCGGGCACAGGAATTTTCTTCAGAACTGGCAAATCCAAATCGTCATCGTCATCTGTAAACGTTTGATTGTTTGCAGGACGCGCCGGTGCTGCGGGTTTCTTGCTCACAGGCGGCGAGAAATCATCGTCGTCCTCAACTTCTACCATTGCAGCTTTCTTAGGACGAGGTGCTTCTTCCGCAGCCGGTACGCTACTCTTGGCGTTACCCAAGATCTTGCGCACGTCTGCGGTCATATACTCAGACCGATCAAACCACGCCCATTCCACCAACTTAGGAATAGAGCGGAACGCCTGTGCAATAATTACACACTTTTCTTCGTTAGACGGGAAGTGCAAGATACCTGCATTCACGCCAGACGGAGTCCAGAAGAATGACGATTTAACAACACGTTCAACCTGTTCTGTGGACAGAGATGGTTTAAACTTCTGTCCGCCCACACCAAGCACTCGACTAATCGCAAACTCATAACCCGTTGGTTTCTTCGGGTCGATGGTGCCTGACCACGACATGGACAGCCACTGGCTCTTTGGATTAACAGCGTTCCGTGCCTGAAGCTTGGTTACCTTCGGGTTGAACGCACACACGAAATAGCCACCCGCAACAGTACGGGTGTCGGGATCAAACGTACCGACAGGATCTCCGTAGAGATACGGTGCGTTGTAATCCACATCTGGATTTCCATCGAACGAATCCGCTGGCGTGTCGAATATATTGAACAAGCTATTTGCCGAGGCAGGTAGCTGGATCACACACATTGCCTCGCCGGGTGCTTCACCAAGTGCATGCTCACGACCATTGCCGATATGCTCGACATCGCCATTGGCATACACAAAACCCTGCATGAAGTTCAGGGTAGTGGGTCGCGTGATTGACGCACCCTTGCCAGCAGAACCAACCATCAGCTGATTCCACCGAGCATCCCACGAACGGCCGCCGGCAAACACACCTTCCTTGTGCGCACGGAAACATGACCAGTAAAAATTGGTATACGGCTCGTTACGGCGTGATGCCTCGTCTCCGGGCTGATGCAACAAGATCGTGTACTTATCGCGATCATCTCCACCGAAATACTTAGCCGCAGGCACGGGAAACATGAAGTGCGAGTAATGCCGCTGCGCAGCACTCTCACGACCACCTGTCAGGTGGCTAGGGTTGTCGTAATCTCTGCCCGGCACCGGACGGAACAGCAACGGTCCCTTGGTGTAGTTCGGACGGATTAGCTGGAACGGGAGGGAACAACGTGGATCCAGTGTCTTATCGTCAGGCGGTGCGCTGCTGCGCTTGTCATTGCTACCGTGTGCCCGTGAATCGTAGCTCGGTCTCTGCCATTTATCAGACATGTCTACCTCACCTTAGTTATTTTGCAAATCTCTCAGGTATCCCCAGCCGCGTGCAATCTTCAAGACTGTATGGCTCACCCCAGTACTTTTCAACCACAATGTCCACGCCTAAGCGATAAGGACCACCGGGTCGAGGACTACCGTCCAAACCACTGGGATAAATTGGCACACACTCCTGCATTGCATAGGGAATAAGCTCGTCCACAACGTATTCGATCAAATCGTAACGAACTTCAAGCAACGCCGCATCGTGAATTTGCAGCAGCATTTTAATTTCGTTTTGTAACTCGTTGTCGTAGATGATTTTACGCATCCACGCCAAACCACGATTTACACACGAAGCCACCATGCTCTGAATAGGAAAGTTCTGCGCTTGTCGTTGAAACTCGCCAAGGATTTTTTCATCAGACGTGTGGGCGAACCGGCGATACCTCCCGAAACATGAAGTCAGCCAGCGATGATTTTCAGCCCGATCCCGCGCGGAATCGAAGAAAGGCCTCAATCCTCCATACATCTGGAAGATCGTGTCAATCACCTGCTGTGCTTCGTCTACAGTAACCTCGACACCTTGCTCCTTGGCCTGAAGCGCAATTGCTTTTGCACCACGACCATAGGCAATGCCGAAGATTACATTCTTGGCCAAGGTTCTGAAGTGCGCCTTGCCGAGGCTTTTAAGTCCTGCCTTTGTTGGCGCACAATCCAACCTGAAAGCAAGTTTGGCTACATTCGAGTGAATGTCGTAATAGTCCGGATGCGGGTGTTTTCCGCCCTTCACAAGATTGCCTTCTGCATTATATCCCTCGTCAGGATGCAGCGCACGTGTTGCATGCGAAATCATAGTCGCATCGTCGGCCATTACTGCCATGCCAAACAATTCTGCGCCCTTGTAGTCAAACTCCACAAAGGCATACCCATCCGTTGCTTTTAAGATGGAACGCAACTTGTGCTTGTAGCGATCCCCAAGCATACGGAAGTAATCAGGATCTCGCGATTTGCTGATGTTTTGTAAGTTAGGACGTGCTGATCTCCAACGCCCAGTTTCTGTTGTAGGAAACAGATTGGTACGCGCACGACCGTCAGGATCAATGAATTCAGCAAGTCCGCCGTCGTAGGTCAGATTGCCGTCTTCGTCCTCATACTCGCCCGACTCTTGTTGACACGGTGGCCTCAATATAGATTTGAGCACCTGATCCAAAAACCTCTGATCCCGCAACAAATTGATCTGATCCATTTGTGCTGGATTATCTTGCGCCAGAATCGACAGAATCATTTTGGACGTACCGGGTGACGCCGACTTAGTCAAATTCTTTTGCTTCAGTTCATGCCATCTGCGAGGAGGCTTGCTGGTGTCAAGCAACGGCTCCAGATACAAACTGCGGCCCTCTTCAGGACGTAATCGCACAGGTTTACCATCGGCATCCGTACGTCCGTTTAACGTTTCACCGAATAGAAATTCCTTGACGTGCTGCGTTGACCTGCCGTTGAAGTCCGGCCAGTTCGCCCAGTTCTTGAGCTGCTCTTCTTTCTCCGCACGCGTCTCCATGAAAGCAAACGTCAACGTGTCGATTCTGTCTCTGTCAATCAAGATACCGTTGCTGTGCATGTCGTAGATGACGGGCAACGTCAGCATCGATTCCCACAGAGCTTCCCAGCAATTGTTTCCGCAATAGTCGTACGAGATGTACTTCAGTAGCTCGACACAGATACGCCGCGTTACATCGGCATCGTAGTTGGCGTAGGGAATCAGGATTTCATCGGGAACATCACCGTAGCCGTAGATGGCTTGTCCCAGTCGCTTCTTCTCGTCTCGTTTCCATTTCTCTAGTGGCAAGTCATACCGGGGTGCTGTCGTGTAACGCGTGCTTAATACTTCCAAACCCAACTGTGCAGTTTCTTCGACAGCGTGTGCCATCATTCCTGTGTCAAGCCAACCGTGACCTTGCTGTAAATACTTATAGGCTTCAATTGCTGGATCAGGACTTTCTACCAATACAGGACAATCACGTATCGGATCAAAGTTGTACATCCTCAACCATTCCAAGTCAGCATTGAGGAAGTGTCCCACCGCCCTCTTGTCCTGCATGAATGTCTGCAACAATTCCATCAACGCAGGAACGGCATTCTCACCAGCAGCGTTAACAAAACACGGGTTGCCTCCCGGTTCCGTCAAGACAAAGCATATCGCCTTCTTGTGTCCCCACGACGCCTGAAGCGTACGCATGTAGCCACCGGGTTTGCGTGGACTTGGACCATGCCACTCAGCGTCCCAAGCAATCAATCTGTCTTTCAACGGCAATTCCGTAAACTCGTAATTAACTTCCGCAACCCAGTCTTCTACTTCTTCCAACGTCCTGACGGCCCGGTGATCAACATCTACTTCCGTGTTGTCTAACGTCGCTCCAGCAATCAACATCTTGAACCTAGCCAGATTGCGTTCAAACTGCCGAGCTTTGACAGGATCCCTTGTCACCTCACTTGGATGAATCGAGACCAACACTGAACACTCGTGAAATTCTTCAGGCTGATCTTCTGCCGTGTGAATCGGAAACCTGTACGTAAGCACCTGCCCTTCCGATTCAGATACTTTGGCATTCTTACCAAACAACGCTTTCAGTGCATCCGCTCCCAAGCACAAGATGTACTTGGGCTGCACGATACGCAATTCCTGATGCAACAGCGGTAAGCAATCCGCCAACCACGCCGCTTTGATCGTTGCAGCATTAGCGGGCAACAAAAACTTAATAACGTTTGTTACGTACCATTTGTTGTAATTAGTAATTCCGACGGTTTGTAACGCATCTTTGAGAGCCTGTCCTGCTGGTCCTACAAAGTTGGCGCAGACCCTTGCCTCTTCCTTCCACGGTACTTTGCCTATTACCATCACGTCAGTAGGCACAGGCCCAACTGAGAAACTGAACGCTCCTGCCAGATGCTCTAATGCAAAACTGCTATTGCCCGCATACCGTCCCCACAAATGCCCCGGTACAAAGTTCACAGGTTCCGAATATCCCGGTCGCACTACCACGGGCAATGTAAATCCACGTTCACGCAACGCCCGCGTGTACAACTTCAACAGCGTTTCAGCCGGAATGTATTGTTGCTCAGATTTTTTCTTAGAGTTCTTTTTAGGCAAAATCGTTGCGTTGTGCCCGTCCAAATGCGTTGCATGTAACAAAAAGTTAGGCCCGGGTGGCGGCATGCCGGGCGCGTTGTACGCCCAGCAACCTTGCTTGTTGATACGGCTACCGATCACACGCCGTTTAAGGCGAGCGTCGTCAGTAACGGGATCTAACAAACGCCGCCTGATTTTTTTAGGTTGCGGCGTATTGTCAGGCGAATCGGACAAATCGCCTTTATGAATGTTCCGCATCACGTATCCTCTTTTGTTTTCTGGCAGACCATGCGATTGAACGTCACGGTAACGCCCTGTAACGCTGCCTGTTCTTTGACATACTTGCGCAAGACCCTACGGTTTGTAGACCCGGGATCTGTACCTTCTGGCAACTTGACGTGAACAAACCCACCAGAATGCGCAAGCAAACGAGGATTGTGCAACAAGTTCTGCACATGCTTCTCAGCGTATGCCTCAGGATCAAACAACAACACGATTGGTCGTGCAGGACGCCTAAACGCTGCTGTGATTAATTCTAATTGCCTGTCGCTTATGGAATGGCCGAAAGTGCATACAGCACCATCACCAAAACCCCATACATCAACAACGCCTTCCGTGATGACACAGGCGTTGAACAGCCTAGACCTGTCAAGGTTGTACACAACCGTGCTTTTCGACATCCCCGGCATCGTAAAGTACTTTGGAGGTAAATTCTTCTGCGTCTTCCAGTCCAGTTCACCAACATATCGTGCCTGCCATCCTTTCAATACTTTGTTCTGATAGACAGGAATTATCAAACGGTCTTTGGCCAAACTATACCGACTGGCTACACAGTACCGCACGTCGTAAATGCGTTGCAGGCGCCCGGGATCATACCCACGCTCTTGCACATACTGGATTGCTGCATGTTCTTGTGGCAAAGTCAGCAATGGAACACAATCGCCCGGCCACACGGCAATCGTGTCGCTTTCCGCCACTCTGCGTCCCGGTTTTACTTGCACCTTGCTCAACGGAATCAACATAGGTGATTCCAGCTTGTCCACAAACTCGGAATAATACTGTGGATTGCTCAAGCAATTCTCGTTGAAGCAATGTGCCAAAAACCTCATCGGCTTACCGTCAGAACCGTTCTGCCCAAACATGTACGAGATGTACAGGCGGAACCGAGAATCCGTACAGAATGGGCAGCATACCTGATAGTACTCACCTTTACTGCGGAAATTTAAACGACGCTTGCCCGCCACCATCATGGTGTCAGCATCAAATTGTTGACCAGCGCTGGAAACCCGAACTCTGCCAAAAAGGGTTTCCAGCCGCTTGTGTAATGGGAAATTAAGCATTAGCCAGCTGCGCCCTGTGTCGCCACTGCCGGCGATGAGCGGCGTACTTCCGTGGGTGGAGGTACGGTACGGGTATCACTCTTGGAGATCACCGTGTCTCCATCCAAAATCAACTTGTCAGAATAATCGATCAGACGACTAAACTTACCATCAACTTTTACCAAAGGATTCTGCATCACCGGCGCACCACGTCGAACCTTAGTGAACGCAAACTTGACAATCTGTTCCTGACCAATAGGCCGCGTCGTAGTCACAGCCACATCCGCAAACTCACCAATGCTGGCACTCTGCGAACCGTCTGTGTGGTCAATCTGCGTTGCGATGTTGCGGGCCATCTTGTTAGCCTTACCCGTCAACTGATGCATGACCAGCGCCGGGATGTTGTAGGTCTTGGCAATCTTCTCGCTTAGAGACCGACCTACCGTGTTGATGACAAGATGCATGTTGTCAAACGAGTCTTTCTTCTCGCAGATACGATTTGCCAACGCCGATACGTGATCCAGTACAAACGAATACGGATACAATTCGCCATTCATTCGCATGTGGTTATCCATGATCGTCTGGATATCCGCCACCCCGTTCTTGCCGTACTGCTTAAACTTGGGGTTGGAATCCATGAACTCCACAAACAACAAATGCTTGCGCAATAGTTCGATCGCCGTGTTAATCCTCTGCCGTTCACTGACGTAACGCATGCTGCACCCGAAGATATCCGGATTCAAATTGTGCTGCCGCAGTGCGTCTCGTTTCTGCGCTTCAATCTCGTGCTCGTACGGTTGTGTCGGCACGTCAGAATCACTGAAGAAATTCAAATCTCCACGCGATTCGAGAATGCGTTCACGCGGTACCTCAGCCAGAAACGTCAAACATCTTTGCTGGAATTCGTTACGTGTCGCTTCTGTCGATACATAGAAAACCACAGGACATTTCTGCACGGCGGTACCGTCCGAGTGTGTCAGGAACGGTCCCTGCTGCGCTGTAAAAATGCGCTGACACGCCTTTGCCATATTGCATGCTGCCATGACTGCAAAGGTTGTCTTACAGGAGCCGAACGGTCCCATAAACAAAAGCATCTCGCCGCCAAGCAATCCACCCCCAACATGCTTATCTATGACAGATACACCTGTGGGAACGTATGTCACATCCGGCGGCACACCAAGACCGTCAAAGAACAACTCGTCGATCAGCGGAGAATCCAAACCTTCCAGCCGTGTCTTGGTTGTTTCAAACGATTTAACCAGCGTGTTAACACGATCAATGTTCTTGCTGTCGCCTTGAAGTTCATTAAACAACGACGTGGTCAGATTCAACGTAGCCAGATGCATCGACCAGCGTTTAATAATCGAAATAGCCATGTCTTGCAGTAATTTATCTGCGGCGTACCGTTCACTGCGTTGGTTCGGTGTTTTAACAAACTCAACAAGCTCATAGATTTCGTCGAATACATCCGGTGCAACGTAATCGCCATACCGTTCTCGGCGCCGTTCAATGATTCCACAGATTTCTTCGTGGAGCGGAAGCCTGTCGTGTTTGTCCACGAACCAGCAAATTAACTGAATTACTTCTGCGTACGCTGGGTTTTCCTGTCCAATCAATTCTGGACGAAATACTTCCCGTACAAATTTCTGCACGTTGATGTTGCAAATAAACACCCGCAACGCACGTATCTTTTCTTTTTCCGTCGGGGCGTCGTTTTCATTAACTAGCTGTTCCACAACGAGCTCCTTGTCGCAAAGCGTAAAACTGCTTATACAATTCCGGAGCGCTCTTCACGAACGTTTCCGGTAACAGATGGGTCCAATGCGCCGTGTATTCATTCTTGAAAAAATGAAACTGCACAGCAGCTTTGTGTTTAAACGCTTTAGCGATTTCTTTGAACTCAATCATCCGCGTTGCCATAAACGCCCGATACGCATAACAGTACCGGAACAACATTGAAATGCTCAGATTAAAATCAAGTAAGCTTTGTATAACGGCATCTAATTTTTTGATACCTTGTTGTTCTAAGTACGAAACATTTTGTTCAAACACGTTTTTGTTCACATCCAACAACGTGCGAATCTCATCGCCTTTAGCGTGTTTAAACTTTTCCCAGTGCTTCAGGCATTGTTCCGAAAACAGATGATTAGGCTCAGGTGGTCGGTGCGCAATATCCCGAGCGTCAAACTGTATAGAAATGTACGCCTCTGGATCAATTTCCAAAGTCACAAATTTCTTAGCCAGCTTAGGCCACAACGGCGGTATGTCTTTCTCTAGACAAACGCCGTCATCAGTTTCTACTCCCTGCTTACCGTCGTACAGCTTGGGAATGACGTACACCACCGGATACCCCGCCTTGGCCGTTTCGTACAGGCTACGAGTCAGACTGTACGCGGCACGGACAGTCTTGGCCAGATCATCAATGGCATTATTTGTCACTGATCTCTCCAGACAGATATTCCAACAATCGAGATCGCTGCGTTGGGGCTAACTGCTCCCATCCCATCTGTGAATAGGATGTCGCTCGCTTATCCGCACGCTTGGCAAACCGACTGTTGAACTGGTCCTTGTAATCGTGCACGATGCCATACGACTTGTCGTGATGGAGTCGGGATGTTCGGCCCGGTATCTGCACGTCATTAATCGGAGAAGCGCCGCCGTCACCACGGATCAGCACCTGCAATTTACGAAAGTTTACGCCCCGATTCCATACCGTGGTTACAATAACTTTCTTAAGTTCGCCTTGCTCAAAGGCTTGTGTCAATTCTTGTCGTTTGCTGGCAGTTATAACTTCAAAGTCAGGCGGCAACAAACCGCGTTTGTCAAAATACCTTTGATCCCCTTCATCAATTCCCATCTCGCGATACACCAGCGTGAATTCCGGTAACAATCGTTTTAGATGTAACGCATGCTCGATCGTCTCAACAGTAATCAACGTTTGAACACTGGCGTCATAAGACTTAGCATCTTCAGCTATGACACGATTACGCGTTTCGTTCTGCCATATCCCCAATCGTTTGCGTTCAATCGGATCATCGATACCCGCTACAGGATCGTAGTCCGCCATGACGTTGTTCCATTGCACCACCAGAGGTACTACCATCTCGTGCTGCACAGCTTCGTCGTAACTAACTCTTAACCTTACTGGACCGAACAAGCCTTCGCAGATAACGTCCTTACCGTCAATACGCATATCGTGAGATGCCGAGAATCCCCACATATGCGCATGCGTAAACCGAGCCAGTTTGGCGGAGATTGAATCCACAGGCGCTTCGTGGCATTCATCGTAAAACACAAAGTCCGCATCTGCGGGAGCGTGATGCAGACTGTCCGCTGTGACACAAAAAATTCTGTGCCCGGGAACCTTGCGACCTCCTCCAACCAAACCGACCTCAGGAATCATCTGCGCCAGTTCTGGATACAGCCGTTGCGTCATGACATCAACAGACTTGGTAGACACCACGATCTTGGCATCTGGGAAGAGAATCGCCGCACAACCAATGACAAACGATTTACCCCAACCGGGAGGACAGTCAATCCGCCCGTTGATGTACTTCTCAATAACCTGAAGTGCCTCGTCTTGCCGGTACCTCAGCTCAAAGTTCAAACTGTTAAGCCTATCCCAGTCCGCTATGAACGCGTCAGGGCGGGGGTATTCAGTTAAGTTTTTGTACTTGACTGAATACCCGTGCGCTTTCAATTGCTTGGTGACACGCTTGTAAAAACCAAACGTTGTCACCAACCGGTTTTTGACATCTCGGGTAAACATGTCAATCGGTACCGTCATCATCAAAGACTTGTTTTCCCGTTTGGCTTTTACACGGGCTGCGCCATACAACGGCTTGACTTCGATACAAGTCAGCACGCGGCGAAGAACATCAAAGACACGAGGCTCTTGTGAATTAACAATAAGCCTGTTGCCGTAACGAATCAGTTCTATTGCGGACTGCGGCATCGACTGCTCCTTCCAAGGCAGCAATGTGCCGCCCTCCTATGTGGTTAATCCTATATGCTTGTAAAACGCTTTAAGCTCATCTTCCCGTTTGAAAAACATAGACGGCATGAACTTTACTTCTTGATGCGTGGTTAGCTTAGCCCGCCACAACAAATAAACGTAATCCAGCAACTTTTTAGAAACCTTTGTCAAACTAATGGATGGATCAGAATTTGTCATGAAGATGCGCCAGAGAAAATCTTCTGGCCTTGAGGGTTTTTGCTGTTTGTAATACTCACATGCTTTTTCATTGTGCCATGCGTTAAACACCGATAACGCTCGATCAAAATTCATGCCGGGGGTTTCATCTTCAAAGAACCGTTTACCGTTCGAGTAGTTGACGCCCATGTAAGCATACAGACGGCTTAATCGATTAGGTTTGAACGGATGCACGAATCTGCGAGGATCACCAATTTCCGCCAATATGTTACCTACTGAATGTTTGTCAATAAACGGAATGAACGACATGAATGACCACGCAGGATGTTGCTTCAATGCTTTGTCAATTTGCTCGGGCGTACTGTCAGTCTGCAATGCCAACAATTTATACGCAAAATATTCAGCCTTGTGCATAATCGCCGACCGATACTGCGGCTGCACCAACCCGTGCAGCGTCGCAATCACGTCCATAACCTCAGGCCCAAACACCAACCGTATTTGTGTGGTTGTGTCGTGAAACAATTCAAACAGGCGGCACATCAACGTTGCATTTTGAGGTGACGCCAACACAGAGATTTGTTTAAATTTGGCCGTTGGAAATGACCCGATAAATTCCACAACATCTTGTTCGGAATTACATACCGACAACGAATCGTCGGCGTACCAAACTGTTTCGTCATAAGCACAATGAACTTTCAGGTTATTGTGCGTCATGGCGTTATCCCAGTGTGATGATCTGATCAAAACATCCCCGCAGATTGTCTGCGTGTGTCACCATTATAATTTGCCGATGCCCCGAAATCTTTGTCGATAGCGAACTTAACGCGTCTGCCAAGAAACTCCGATTGTCTTCGTCGAGGTTTGCTGTTGGTTCGTCCAACGCCAGCAACCCGACAACAGACGCCAAAGACAGCCAGAACGCAATCGCCAAGATAACCTTCTGGCCCGTAGACAACCTACCTGCGGCCTGCGGTGGTTCCCCGGGTTTGTGCACGATGAACGTCAAATCATCGTGTGCCGTTTCAACCCAAAAGGGACTACCAAACTTGGCCAGATTATCGTTGATGCCTTGCTCCATCCTTTCCATATTGGCAACGGCAACGATGTTCGGCAATTTATCCCTATGCACAACCGTTCTGACTTGCTCCAACATTGACAGCAACTGACGCATCTTCTTGTTGCGCTTAACCGACATGCGCAAATTATCTAGATCACGTTCGTAGCGTTGGATGCTTTTCTGATTGGCTGCAATTAGGCCTTCCAGTTTGGCAATCTCGACTGTCGTTGCATAATGCTTGCGGCGTCTGGCTGTCACGTGCTCTACAAGGTCTTCCGTAACCGTGTACGTTTTAGTGCCGGACTGAACGACCGTGTTGTCTTTGATCGTCGTCTCTACGTCTTTCAACTGTACAGAAAGCGCGCTCAACAAAGATGACGCTCTTGTTGATTCAATCTCGTGAATCCGTTCATCGGCTTCTGCACCACTCAATGCTTGCTTGTATTTCTCGTATTTATCAAGCACCGTGATAGCGTCTTCCAAATCTACAAGCGGTTCTTCTACCACAGGAATATTGTCCAGAACGGCAGTAGCTGACGCATGTGCTGCCGTTGCTGAACTCAAATCATCCTCATACGTTTTCTTCAGAATCAATGCTTGCTGAAGTGCTTGCAACGTTTTCTTGCGCAACGTACACGCTTCTGTCAGCGTCAACAATTCTCTGCGGTATTCCACTAACTGAGCCTGCAACGAATCCACAGGCGTCAAACAAGTCGGACATACTACCTTCTTCGTGTTCTCAAACGTATCAAGAATCTTTGTCAACTCAGCAACACGCGCCAATCGTGTTTGCTGTTCTTCTTTCAACTGGTCGTACTGCTCTCGGGAAACATCTTCAGGCGGCGTAAGCGCATCAAGTTTGCGTTGAGCTGCTGACACTTTAGCTTCGGCAGCTTTGCGTCGTTCTGTAACTGCCTCATATTGCCGCCATGCTGTCTTAGCGTCTCGAGCTGTTGTTACCTGTTCTTCAATCTTAGTCAAACGTTCTTTGATCTTTTCCGTATGCGCAACGGCGTCAGTCACTGCTTGCTTGGCCGTAACCAGTTTAGTACTAGCGGTTTCGATCTTGTCGGTCAGCGTCTTCTGTGTCGCCTGCGCCGTTGTCAAATTCTCAAATGCTCTAACAATTGCCTCAAGCGTCAGCAACGTTTTCTGACTCAAGACCTGCTGCGTGCATTCATCAATCTTTTCCTGCACCGTACTGGTCTCAGACGTGAGGCTAGCAATGTTGGCCATCAATTGGTCGCTGTTATCTACGGTTGTCTGCACCGAAGATGAGTTGGACAGAATGAACCTGCCCAGTGCCAACCACACCGTTTCGCAATGCTCAGTACCACACAACTTCTGAAACGCTTTCTTGCGGTCGCCGTCTGTAGCCGCAAGGAAGTCGTAGATCAAATGCTGCTGCTTGAAGACAAACCTGTCCAATACCCCAAACTCAACACCCAGAATGTTCTTGAGTTCTTCGGCGATCTTTTCGGAGTTGGTAATCTCAATCCCGGGAGTGTCGGCATACGTGAAAACACTCTTGTTGGGGCGCAAGCTACGGCACAGTTTGAAGTGCACGTTGTTGTGTTCTACTTCAATCTCGGCAAAAGCCTTGTCTGTGGGTTTAGCTTGATTGTTGATGCAATCCGCTTTGACACCCTCGAACCGACTCCAGTCATTGGTCAACACTGCGTAGAGCAAGTTGACCACCGTTGATTTTCCACACCCGTTTCTGCCGACAATCCCGACAAGCCCACACTTGAAATCAATCTCCAATTTCTTGTGCGGACCCACATTCAACACTGTCAATTTCTTGATGTACATCGTCTCTCCTCAGCCATTCCTGTCTCAAAGCTTCTAGTTCGGCGTCAACATTTGTTGCGGCCAGAAAACGAGAAACTACAGAAAACAGGCGGGGATCTTCCTCTGGATCTACAGCCAATCTCAGCAATGACGTTGGCGTAAGCACTTCTACATTTGTCGTGGGTGCGGAGACTACCAGCCTCTCCTTGGCCTTAGGTGTTTCCTTCAAGAACAAGTGCACCTTGTCTACACACGCCGCTTCCAATCGTCTGGCTGCGTCGTGAAGCTCGGCGTTGTACTTCACCCTCAGATACGGTCTGCGTATGTGCGGTGGTAAATGTTCTGACTCCGATGCCAACTGTTCAATACGCGCGGGCAGTTCTGATAAGTATTTATCTAATGTCGGGTCATCTGTGATCTCGACATCATCTAGTGTTGGTCTGACTTTAAGTTCTCCGACCATCCAGTGATCGTCGGCGTGAAGCATAAAATATTTATCGGGCTGCTCGTCGATTGACTGCCGACACGTCGATCCCGGCGAATACACAGTAACGGGCTGACCTGTCTTGCCTGTGGTGTGAAAGACTTTGTGCACATGCAAATCACCCGTGAAGATTGTGGACACATGCGGCACGTCACTGAAGTTAGCTTCGGGCGTCGTGATACCGCCCATGAACTCTCCCCACACCTGATGGCTGACCAGAATATCAGTGTCCACAGGGATCAGCGCAAATTCATCGTGAATACGATCGGCTGGCTGCCAATCCATACCGTAAATCGTTACACCGTTAATCATTACGTGACGACCGTGTAAATGTGTGGCGTGAGCATGGGCCGACAACCACGTGGGATTGTCTCTGTCGTGCTGCCCTTGAATAAAATAGAAGGGGATATTCGCATCCCTAAGTCTGTCTAGTTGACGAAAGAACTCTCGTATTGGATAGGCCCGATTTCGTTGCTTATCGATTAGGTCGCCGGCCCCAATAACCGCCGAGACTTTCTTAGTCACGGCATGCGTCACAATTTGTTCAAGGGCAAATGCAGCGTCACCAGCTACGGCACGAGTTGTCCATGCCGATTCCTGCAAATGCGCATCAGCAAAAAACAAAAGCATTGTTTGCTCCTGAGTATTGTTACAACAACGCGTTTTAAATAGTGAAGACCAATGCGGCGTAAGGACTGTCTAAATTGTTTGCAAGTTTTAATTGCACAACACGTACGTTGCCGTCTATTTTAAAATCTTCACGTTTAATTGCGTCTTGAATTGAACTTGTTAATTCCGCTTCGTGGTTTTCGTTGTATGTGTCTTCATTATTTAGATCAAACGAAAGACCTACAACTTGCACCGTTACATCTAATTGCATTTGTATTGCGGCGTCATACGTTTTCTTGTACCGTCTTTCGTTAAAAATTGCATTAAAATCGTGTTGTCGTCGATTAAAAACTAAGAACGGCTGGTTTTCGTCAAAGATAGCCACCATATCCTCTAAAACGTCTTTTTTCATTTCTTCTGCGGTTATACAATCAGCAAGAGAATACGGCGTATCTTTAACTTCGTCGTAAACAGAAACTGACATTTCTAATTGTTCGTCTGTAAAACCTTTTAACACTTTTAACAAATCTTTGTACGAAGGGTGCCTTTCGTTAAACCGTGACATATCAACCTCGCTTAAATTACTCTTCAGTCCAAAATGCTTTTCCGTTTAACTTATCTGCGTATTTTGTATTTTCTAGTCCGTGCAACCCAACGGTGTAATTATTTAATGTGCACACGATGTAATAATTTTCTTTATTTTTTATAACTTGATATGCCTTAGTGTCAGCAAATACAGTTTTACCTGCGTCAACGGCTTTTTTTATCTTTTCAATTGTGTCTAGTTTCACGCATCATCTCCTACTAACGTTGTAACGTATTGTGCCAATTCTTTGCTAAGAATAAAAAGCAGTTGAGCTAAACCCGTGCTGTTCATCTCTATCTCACACCCCGTTGTTATTTTCGTCGGCGTCTATGCGTTTTATTTTTAAAGCTTTTTTAATCGTTCTACTGAGGTGTTCTTTTGTTATTACAAAATCAATTTCATCCGACAGATCACACATAATGTGCTGGGGACCGCCGTATAATTCTTCTTTGTCAATTAAATACCGTTCGCAACATTTTTTTGTATTTTCAACGTTCGGACAATTACCGCCGCAATAATAACATGGCGACGTCATCATGCTTTTATTTGCGTTTTCTAAATTTTTTGACAAATACTCTAAAGCCGCAAGCAATATAAAACGGTCTCGTCTTTTCATTTTCATTCGCCGTCTCCTACTAGCGTTGTAACGTTACGTAATTCCTCAAAGAAAGCGTCTCTTTCCAAACCCATGCGATCTAGGATTTTGTTCAATGTTTTTGGTGATACAACATTTAGTGCGTTTACAACTTCAAGCACTGCGCACAAACCGCTGTATTGTTTCTGTGTCATTTTGGGTTCTCCGTCACTGCTATAATCGTACAAGTCCCCGACTCAGATTCGCACCATTCAACGTCAGATTCACCAGACATGGCGCGATCCAAGACTAAATCTTCCGCTGCTTCTCTATCAACAGCTTCAACATCAATGTCTGCGCTCATAACCACGTCACGTAAAACTCTAATGCGATACTTTGGCATATCATTCTCCTTGGCCGTCTTCACCGTCTTCACCGTCTTCACCGTCTTCACCGTCTTCGCCTTCAGCCGAAATTAATTGTGTCCCTAAGCTTTCTGTATCATAATCGGTCTCAGGACCGTACATTACAATTTCGCACGCTTTCTCCTTCGCCTCTTTTCGGCTATTTGCTTCCACCTCTACCTTATGATGCAGAATCTCTTCAAAGATCACTTCATACTTTGGCATATCATTCTCCTTTGGCAAAAGAACTAAACGTCAACAAATTAGGATTAACATCAATCAACATTCCAGTCCCAATAAATGATCGAAAATCATCATCATCATCACAATCACAATACATATGGGCTGTAGCTTCGACTCGCAGCAATTTGTCATCGTCTGGACTCCAATACAAAACCCGTACTGGTGTTCCCTTAGGAATGTAATCCCCGTCATTGATATATGTTTCGTCAAGCCGGCAAAACATTTCGTTACGACTCATCTCACTACTCCTTTGAGTTACGCATTTCCTCTAATTAGCCATTTCGCCCTTATTCACAATGTCGAAAGTTGGGTTAGGTAGGAACCGGAACTGCCCACTACGGTAATGCCGCAGTATGCCATCCGACTCCGATACTATGGCAAACACGTCGTTGGAAAACGCGCCGCCGTCTCGCACGTAAACTAGCATGCCGTATCCGAGAGGAGTCTGCACCGGCATTGGATTCCTAAATTCGTAAATCATTTGTTAACTTCGTCCTCACGTATTAGTTTTCCAATTAAATTGTTTGCCTCATCAAGTGCCTCATACGAAAAACCGTCTGAGTCTTCTCCATCTTCAATCTCCAAAATTGTCTCAAAAGACTTAACAAGCGCAATCAACGCGCTGAGCAAGCTTGGAGCTTCATTAATCAACTTGGCATTTGCTTCTTTGTTTTTTCCGTAAACAGTTACAGACTCCCACTCTAATGCTTGTTTCCCTCGCTCCGGATGAGGCACATGGAGAATTGTTCCCCACAACGAGTTGTAATGCTTATCGAACTGCCACTGAATGTTCCACGGTCCTTCTGTATGCACAATCAGCTCCTATACGTCAAATAGAACGCGCAACAGCTCTTGCAACCTGCGCACTTCACTTGCCACTTTGTGTAATTGCTTGATACAACCGACGGCGTCAAAGCCGTCGATTGTCTTCTTGTCCGTAGACTCTTTAATCATCGTTTTTGGAAACTTTGCAACGGCGCGGTCCGTAATGTCCATTGGTCGTCCTCACCACGTCAATGATGCGCGTGGTGTGCAACTCACCACACATCTCTATATATTTGACGTTTTGAGCCAACTCTCCAAGCTTACAAGGGCTGTTTCGGTATTCAGCTCCCTTGACAAACGTCGTAGGTTTAAGCGCCTGCATAACGTCAGGCCACTCATCAGTCGAACCTTCAATGACGTAATCCACAAACTTGCACGCCAACAAAATGTCTAATCGTTCGGCAAATGAATAGAAAGGTCTAGAGTCACCTTTTAACTTTTTCACAGACTCATCGGTGTCCAAACCGACAATCAACCGCGCACCCAGATAATGTGCTTCACGCAACAAATGCACGTGCCCGGCGTGAAACAAGTCAAAGCAACCCACAGTAAAAACTATGGGTTGCGAAAACTCTAGTGCCCGTAACTGGTTGAATGTTTCTACTTTGGACAAGTCCACACCAATCGTAGTAATGTCATACCCGTTACGGAATATTCTCATTTCAACGCATCCTTGCGAGTTACTGTAGCCGTACCCGGCGTACGCACAGCTACTCCTGCTGCGCTCTGTGCAAAATCACATGCGGCAACAAACGGCATACCTTCCATCAACCCCACAGCAAGACCAGCCAGAAACGTGTCACCCGCTCCGCAAACGTCTGTCAGATTGGGCAGCAAATGCTTATACGGTGGAGGTGCGTAAATAAAATCACCGTCACACGTTGCGTAGCCCTTATCGCCAAACGTGATAACCAAACGTTTAAACAATACACCGTGACCTGCCACTTGCTGATTAAACACGTCATACACAGCGCGGTACACCAGTTCGGGTTCTGCATCAGGCGCAATAGGCTGTTCAGCAAACGCCAAATACTCCCGAGCCTGCCGTTCGTTAAACTTAAAGATCGTATCTTTAGAGCCCCACGCCTGCCAGTTAGAAAGGCGTCTGCCCGGGATATGTCTGCCCGGATCAACAATCAACAGTTTGTCTATAGCAGCGTTCACGATACGCGCCCTGACATCCCCAGACCGAGGCTCTAAACCAAAGAACCCTTTGTGGTAATCAGACACCACAAACACATCAACGGCATTAGGCCACTTCAAATCGTTGCCGGCTTCCTCACTTACGATCAGATTGACACTAGACGTCAGCCAGTGGTCATAAGGATCTACATCAAAACGGGTTATCCTCGGGCTCATCGTTTGCGTAATGTCGTTGTTTGTGATCCTGCATTTGATTACAGGTCGAACGCGCGTAGACGACACAATAGGCGTGACTCCTGCCAGTAACAACTGCTCACGCACAATGGCATAATCATCGCCACGAGCACCGGCTGTATACAGCGTCACAGCATTATCATTAGGCCCAAACTTACTTAGCGATTGCAGGTTCACTGCAACATTAGCTGCGCCGCCGGGAGTCGTATGGCGGAATGACACATTAGCTTTTAACGTCCCCGGCTGTTCGTAATTGTCTTTTACACTGTTGATTGTCAAATGACGGTCAATAATCGTGTCACCAAATACAGCGATGTTCACTGATACACTCCTCTAATGTTTCCTGCGTCTGGTGATATGCGTCCCAGTGGTGGCTGGTAAGCATCTTCTTTAGATTTACAATCAGAACACCTACGGACACGCGTAGAGTCAGGTGTGATAAATTTCCACTGACACCCAAGACACACACGTACCGTTGGAGTTGGTTGCATTGTCATTCCTCAGTAATTAAATCGTCGTCATCGCATTTGTCACGACATTCGCCAACAAATATGTCGCAAGGGTCACCCTCGCCACTTGTTACGTACAATTTGCTTTTGTCTGCTTCGGCATTTAACTTGTCGCTGTAAAGCTCGTCAAGGTAAGCCTCTCGGCTACCTATCCCGTTACAGTGCAAACAAGTCTTTTCATACCGATTTAGCAACGTCCGCGCGTTTCTGTAATAACGAAACCAGCCGTGCTTTTCTAACTTTGCAAGATTACCCGCCAAATTAAATTTAGATGCTAAATTGCGCGTTCTTATTGCAGCTTTTTTCCATTTCTTCAAGAACCGTTTATTTATTGTTTCGACTTTAGCTCGTCCTTTACATTGTGGACATGGCGCTAAATTACTGCACGCCCAAGGCATGTAATACTTTCCACTAGGCATCAAACTAAATACCGAACCAATAAAAATCGAACGTTCAAACTGATCGTTCCATTCGTTCCATTGCCATTCCTCCCGGTCAAGATCTTTTCTGACACGATCCCAATCAATACCCGTTTCTACAGCCGTCATGGCATTTCCTTTCTATAAGTACTTACGATTTTGTTCTTCAATTCGTTGTTCCATTCTTGATTCTTGGCAGGGTCACATCGCCATGAAATCATCACCCAGTCATCAATCGTGTCATCGTCATTAATTGTGTACGTCTCAACCACTTCGTAACGTCTAACTGTTCCAATAATTCGCGCCGTGCGCAACTCTACACGCTTGTCAGCCATGATCGCCAACGTGTAATGACCAATCTCTAAGTCTATTACTTTTAAGTACTTAGGGTCATCAATCCATTTCTTGTAACGGTCACTTGCGTGTTTTTCGGCACTCGTAGGTTCACTAATTGGCACAAACACAAACATAGGTTTTCCTTATTTGTCAAACGACAGGAAATTACCGTCTGCGCCCGTAATCGCAGCGATCAATTGCTCGTACGAATACGTGATGTCGTCGTATACATCTTTGTCTTTCAACACAGAGATAGTGACAACATCATCGTCAAACTCAAAACGAATAGCTGTGTACCCCAAAGCTTCCGCTGTTGGGGTTTCAGTGACAACAACTGTGCGTTCGTCACTAGCCAAAGGAATGGCTTTTTGTTTATTTCGTTTGTTGACGACGTGCACGCTTAGGTTTTGGTTCATCAGGCTCACCCCAGTTCATTTCTACAAGAAAGGCCCGCCAAGCCTCGATCAAGGTCTCACGGGGGCAAAGTACTTCTTTGTCACAGAAAGCGCTCACGCAGTCATAATCGAGGCCCGGAAAGGCACGTTTTAATTCTGCGTGTAAAAACTTGTACGCGTCAAAGAACACCGTGGTCTTGTGACACGAGCGATAATGTTCTTCTACCACATCTAACCAACTTACCAAATCACGGCGACCTTGAGCATCTTCACTGGCGTTATAGCACAACATATTTGTAGTTAGCTTAAACGGTATTTTATATTTTTGGATCGTCGCATTTGAGATTAATTCGTCGTCGGGTACTGGCGGAAGTTCGATCATGTAAAGATCCCCATGACTGTTGAAGATGAAATTTCTTGTCCATGAGTCGGCGCATACCAAAGAGATACCCAACAACAGCGCCAGCATGAATGTCGGTAGATTGTTGCGACAAAAACAACGCGTCGTACAAACCATACGGAAACGTTAATGCTGAACCAAAAATAGACGTGGGATCAAAATCAGACGCTAGATGCCATTGAAACGCAACACGGGTACTGATTGACGACGGTAGTGGTGTCTGTAGTGCGTTGGTGTTGGTCAAATGCAACGACAGTCGATTAACCGTGAACACGTTGCGTGCCTGTTGATAATCAAACCATGTCGTACTAAAACCACCTTGCGGTTCTGTTACACGACAATTTAACGAATCGGTTTCAAACCACAGTTGTTCGTAAGATCGTAACAACCTTGCGTTTGTTAAAAGTTGTGCCGCTAATTGTTCGGCATTAGCAACTGAAACAATCGATGGAATAAAACTGTCGTCAAATGCATTGCAACCAAAGATTCCCGGAATAATTGGTGCTGACAAAACAAACGATTGACTAAAAGTTACGCCTACATATTTTACGTCGTTGCGTAAAAGCGCAGGTCGTAATTTGTCGCGACAGAAAATGTACATCTTTCGGAAGAAACAATACGGGCAAATAAAAGAACCACACCGAAAAGCACTAGCTTTAGTTTCTGCTGTCGGTAAATGGTTGCAATACAATAAACGTTTACTAAATTGTTGAGTTAATACGTCAGGTCCAACACGTTGCAACAATTTGCTAATTGCGTTGTGACGATATTGTTTTAATCGTACAACTTGCTGGTTGAACGAAAGTTTTCGTTTGGTGTTGTTCAGTTTGGCATTTACAAAGATCGCATCAAGAGACGCTTTGTAAAACTTGTGTGGATCCCACGACATTTGGTGTATTCCCTCAAAGCGGGGCCTGCTTTAGCAGGCCACGCTTATCTACTTACGTAGTAAGTAGGTCGTCCTTTAGTAGACCTTATCTTACAAACTTGCCATAACATTGTGTGCAGTAACAAGTTATGGCATCGAGTTGTGCTTTACGTCTAAAACCTTATAAATTTGACGTAAGTGCTTTATTCGATCAGTACATACGGCGTCGAGACAAAAATAATTACTCACGTGTTTGCGACAAATTAAGTTGTTTGTATTGCACAAAGTAAAATAAGTTTTGCTTTGTAAATTTGACGTAACATTGCGCGCACTATAGAGTTGTGTCATTTTACTGTGCTTTACATTCAAAACCTTACAAACTTGCCATATGTACGGATCGTTATTAGACTTATGACATCGCGGCTTTAATACAAGATGCGCTTATTTCTTCCCAGTTAATTTTAGACAGCGCATCGTCTAACAGTTCAGCGTGAAAGCCTGTGCATTTGTGTTGCGACAAGTTATCTTCTAAAACATATGCTAATAACCGCGTTGTTTTTTCTACGTCGTTATTGTTGCGTTCTAGTAATTTTTTTGCCGTGTTGACAGCCCATGTTACGTAGGTGGGCCGGTTGTGGGATTCTATGGTCATAAACGCAAACTCCTACATGTTTCAAAGCATGTCGTAAATTGTTAATCGTTAGAATTAACTTAAAATCGTTTACACTAAAAGCAACGCACATGTAAATACCTGAGGTTTTGCCATGCCTACGTTAATTGCAGCACGCGCTGTTTATATTCGTACAAATTATCGTGCGTCGTTACTCGTTGGAGGAAGAACTTCTGGCGCTCTAAACGCAGCGATTGCCACGGCAATTGCGCGATTGGACGCCGCTGTCGCTGCGCTTAATGCGGCTAAAGCTGAGATAGTTGCCGCTAAACAAGCCGTGGTTAATGCGAAAGCAGCACTAGCGGCTGCGATTGTAGGTTTTAAACGCATTAAAGCTGACGCATATGCTGCGGCTGCGCTTAAAATAAAACAAGACATTATTATTGCAAAAATAACGTACGAGCAAAATAAAGCTTCAGCGCAAGCTACGTACGATGGAATTAAAACGCGCATTACAACACCGGTAACCGGAGATTTAGCTGTACTCAAAACAGAATTAGACGCGGATGCCGCAACGTTTGCAACAGCTACTACAACTAAAAACAATGCAATCAATACTCCAACGACTGGCCTTAAAGCCGTTTTAGCAACGGCGTTAGCTTTGGCGCGATCAAATTTGGCTACAGCTCGAAGTACTGCGCAAGGAACGTATACAACGGCCTTAGGTACGTACGCGTCTGCTCGGGCAACTGCGTTATCCGCAATTACAGCAGCTAGAGCTGCCAGAAAAACACAGCTAGCCGCAATTAACACTGCAAATGCCGCTATTGCCGCAGCTATTGCTGCTAACAACGCCGGGGCTGAAGCTACAGCTCGCGCGCAATTAGCTACTGCAATAGCCGCACGAGATGCAGCTATTGCAGCAGAAACAAACGCACAAACTGCAATTAACACAGCACTTGCTACGCGTAATACTGCATTGACTACACGCAATACTGCTTATGACACGGCAAAAAGTACAGCGGACACTGCTATTGCTACGGCTAAATCAACATTTGAAACAAATTTAGCAACTTGCATGGCTACATTTAACGCAGCTAAAGCTGTGTATGTTGCCGCAGGTGTTCAATACAAACTTGACGTAGAAGAGCTTAAAGATGAACTTGCCGCAGCGCTTGTAGAACGAAACAGATTGTGGGGAATTGCAAAGACAATTCTTGACAACATGCTTCAAGATGCAAAAGAAAATTTAATTGTTTTGAAACAAGCCGCAGATGCAGCGTACGATGCCGCTGTTGCAAATGCGTAACGAAACGTCAGGACTTATGTGTAATGCCTGACGTTTCGTAACATGTTTAACAATTAAACTTATTCAGAACTACCACCGTGGTAAGTTCTGTCGTGTTGAGCGCCGCTTCTATAATCGTCGCCGCATTGATTAGACCCTAAGGGCAAATCCATACGACAAACAGAACATTCTCGGCCCCAAAATTCAACGTCTTGTTCTGGCATAGGTTTTTTACAGCCGTCACAAGGCACAGTAGGTATGTTTGGTACAATCTTTCGTTTAGGCACGATGTACTCCTTTAAATGTTTATATCATTACTTTTTGTTAAATGTACTAACCACGACGTATCTGCAAACGTTCGATGTGGTTTACCAAATGTTTCAGTAATTGCTTGACACACTCCGGGCCAACTTCTTTTATTCCAGTCGTGTCCACAGATTACAACAGTACAACGGGGTAACCAGAAAGCAATATCAGCTTTAACAGCTTCGTACGTGTGGCAACCGTCGATGTATACAGCGTCAACTTTTTGCAATTTTGGGTGGCTTGCAAAATCAGTTGAAACGCCTTTAAGTTTAGTGATGCCCGGCAAACCGGCAATTTGAGCATCAAACTGTTTTTCTACGCTTACCATGTCAGCTTCGCTGGTTGCGTCGTTTGCATCGTAACCCGGCAACCACGGATCGATGCAAAAAATTTCTGCTTTTGGTATGTGTTGTCGGAACAGCGCAACTGATTCTCCGGCGTAGCTCCCGACCTCCACAAGTGATTTTATGCCTTTGCGTCTTAGCACAACGCATAAGTCAATTAATCCTTGTCGCATGTTCGGTTCATTTCGCATGTAACATCCTCCGTTAGTTGAGTTTCGATCTTTTCGGTCTTACCCATCCAAGGACATGGCTTGATTGTCACAAACCAATCTTTGAGCGACGGGATGTGGCCTAGATCTTCTTTGACGTGTCGTTCGGCAATCCACCTTACAGGGATTTTTCGCCCTGTGGAGATTGTGATGGTGTGATCCGTTCCGCCGAATAATCTTTCGGCTTCGTAAATGCCTTGCGAATGGTGTCGCAAGGCACGGTGTCTAAAATCACCAAAGTGTTCTTTTGACGCGTCGAACCAGTCGTGAATTTGTATGTAATCCTCGACCGTTCCGCCCCATACTTTGACACAACTCAAGGCATGGTGGTAGGGGTTGGCCACGATTAAACCCCTTCCGCTACGTTGTTAAGGTCGAACGTTCCTTCCACAACGTTTACGACGCGTTCGCTAAATTCACACCTGATTGCACCGGTATCAATGTCGTATGTAATTGTTCCGGATGTGCCTTCGTTAATTTCCCAGCCGGGAATATTTTGACTTAAAATGTCATACGTTACCGTCTCCAATGCGTCTGCAAGTGTTAATTCTTTTCGTTTTACGATTGGTTGCCACCTGCCTTCGTGGTGTGCAAAACCTTCTTGTACGTCAAAATCGCCGATACTAAGCGTTGCCGGGTGTTTTGGCGGCATTGAGTCGTTGAACTGGAAATCCATGTCTTCGATTTGACCGCTGTCTCCGCAACCGTCAAACGTTACGACAATCCGTGCGTAATTAGACGCTCTGCACACCGACAGAACTTTGCGCCAAATATTCAAAGCATCGTCTTTCATAGTAATTTGCATAATCATCCCATCCTTATAATTAAACTTGTTTTTTTATCTCGGCCAAGTCACACGTTCCTGTGCTAGTTTTTACACGGCTGAATTCACACTCAATTAAGCCGGTAGCCGTGTCGTATGTAATTGTTCCGGTGTTGCTGTTGCTACATTCCCATTTGTAAAAATTATTTATTAAAATTTCGTACGTTACTATTTTTAACGCGTCTGCAAATGTTAGTTCTTTTTGTTTAATTATTCGCGTACAGCTATCTGTACAAAATTCTTCTACATCAAAAACGCCAATACTATTGCAAAACTGAAAATCCGTGGTTTTAATTTGACCCTTGTCCCCATCGCCTTTAAACGTCACAACAATATCTTCGTGATCAAAATCTTCGCACAGCACTAAAATTTTGCGCCAAATATTCAAACCATTGTCTTCCATTTGAATTTTAAATGCCATGATCATCCCATCCTTATGATTAGTTCTTCTGCTCCAAACACTTTTTTCTCGCCGCAAGATTCACAGACACCACGACGCATGTCTGGCTCAACGCCATGAGTTTCTGCGTGACAAGCGATGCAGAAACCTACGTTGTCGCCTGATTCACACGCCGCTATGATTCTGTCCAGATCTAGTTTTGGCACGGTGCGTTCCTCCTTGGCCATGACGAATACCTCTTATCGTTTCTGTCAATTTCCCCAATTACTGCATTGAGTATTGGAACTAGCGCTTCGTTCTCGGTAAGTATTTGCTTGTCTTCGTCCGGATCGTTTTGCTCTTTAATCATTTGTTCTAAAAGAGCTATGTCTCTTTGTGTTCCCAATACTGACAACGTAAACAAACTTTGTATCAGTTGTTGAATTGCAAATTTCGTGGAGCTCTGTAACTGCATTTGCAACACTCCTTGGGTTATTAGCTTTTAATGACAAAGGCCACGGTTTTACCCGTGGCCCGCACATTAGACGTAAAAACGTGACTTATCGGTAACGTACGCAGGCAAACCAGCCGTTGCGGCCGCGAGACACTGCAATCTCTACTGGTGTTCGCTTTCCCCAAAAACAACAGTTGTGAATAGCGTCTTGTGCGCTGCGTGTACTGAAGCCCACACCTTCGTATCTGAATGATCCGCCACGGTGCGCCATACGACCTGATGCGGCCGACGCATTGGCACTTGCTTGGGCTGAAAGGCCTCCAGCAGCTTCAACAGTTGCAATAGTCGAAACGCTCAAAACCAAAGCCAAAATAGCCATCCTGACCATATGTCGAAATCCTTTCATAAACTTGCCATCATTGTCCGGCTCGTTCTAAGCCCGGGTCGCTATA